AGCTGGATCTTCGGACGCGCGCGCGTGTCCCGGTTTGCTAGGTCGATCATCATCTGTCCGATGGCTTCCTCCAGCGACGAGGCGGATGTTTCGTAGCTGCGAACTCCATCGAGTTCAATCCATACGGTTACGCCGTCTTCTATTTCGCTGTAGTAGATGGTCATGCCGCCTCCGCGCCCCAATTCGTTGGGATGTCGCCCGCCGCGAAGCAATTTGCGTCGATGGTCTCGCCGCTCACGAGTTTGACGGGTCTTGACAGCTCTCCGGCATCCTCTCGGATCTCCGCTCCGCAACGTGGGCAGGTCACGGGTTCATCCCCCCCAACACACCGAAGATGTATTGGTTCCCGCTGTTCTGATTCACGGATGATCGGATGGTACGAACAGTGAGGCCGACCCACCATTTGCCGCGAACATCGTGCGTTGCCATCCCACCGCCAGACCAGTTCCAGCCGGTGTTGGGACCGCTCCAGGACGGACCAGCCGCCGCCGTACCATAGAGCCTCCAGGAGCCCACGGTGAGGATCTTCTGCCCGACGCCGACACCGAGATTAGACGCTGTGGTGAATGGCTGGTAACTTGTCGGAACCACGTCGAAGACACCAAAGGCATACGTGCCCATGGTGTTTTGCTCGCGGGCGTACAGCGCCGTGCCTGCGAATTGCTGAGACATATTGGCTGAGGCGGATTGGTTCCAGGACATGCCGACGCCCCAGATGTTGAGCGGGTCCGTCGGGCTGAGTGTTTGCGCAAGGCCCGCGATGGCCGCGAGCAGGAGAAGTGAGAGGAGTTTGAGTTTCATGGGGTCCTTTAGAGAAATCGAGCGCCTATTTTACCAGCCGTCTCCAGCCAAGAACGTACCTTTGCCCAGAGACTTTTGGGCTTAGCGATGTCGCTTGTAATTGAATGCACGTCCGCCGCGATCCCGTCCGCACTCTGGCCAACCTTCACCGCAGAGTCTGCAAGCTTGGGCGCGGCGTCGCGGACGGTCTTCATCGTCTGAGCGGCCTCAAGCATCGTAATCCGCGTTTGGGAGATGGTATCCCCTACGCGACGGAGTAGAACCGGGCTCGTCTTATTCACTGCTTCAATGGTTGGTTGGAAGGCGCGCGGCAGCGCCGCGTAAGCCGCTAGCGTGTCCGTGGCGCTGTCGGTGACCTTGGGAATGGTCTGATCTTTGACCACCACCAGCGCCTCATCCAGCGTCGTTGCAGCCTTGCCCAATTTCGCAACGGTATCGTTGCTGGATTTCACGAGAGTGATTGATGCGTCGGCCAACGCTTTCATCTTCGGCTCTTGCTGCTTGGCAATCTTGTTCGCGTCACCAGCCGTCTGTTTGATCTGGTTAGCCGCTCCGTCCGCATTCTTCAAGAATTCCTGAAAGATCCATAGAATTCCATCGTGATGGTTCGACTTTTTCCCCGCCAGCGCGACGTTGATTTTTTCGCCAGCCGCTTCCACCTGCTGAGCCGCGCGGTCTACGGAGTGGAAAAGCAACGACAGAAAAACCAACGCTGGTATCAGCGCCACGCCGCACAAGCATCCGATCAGCCCGAGGGCGTTTTTGATTGCAGGTTTCATTGGTACACCACATCGACCCAGTAGTTGGTCGAGTTCCATGTCGCTGTTGGGAACTTGTTTTTCCCGTAAACATAGACGCCATTACTTCCGTCTTGCCCATTTTTAAGAGCTGTCAGTGGAGCCGCAGTTACTCCAGATGTTGCAAAGTAGTTCACGCTGTCTGAGTAGTAACTCGCAGAGCTAACCGAGACTACGTAGGTAGTGTTAGCGGCAATGGAGATCGGCGTGGCGAATAGCATTTGCTGCCAGCCGGAGGCCGTTTCCTTGGTGAACGTGATGCTTCCAAGCAGCGTGCCTGTGCGAGTCCAGAGATGTCCTACGTGAGTTCCCGTGTTCTTTGAGCCCTTGTAGAAGCGCACGCCGGTAATATGTCCGGCCACACTAGAATTGAACTTCACGCCCACTTCGATGGCCGTTCCGTCTGAATCATTCGTGCTGGTCGGAGTCGCGCTGGATGGCCAGATGGAGCAAGGGCAAGTGGTTGTCGTGGCGGCTGTGAGCGCCAAAGAAGCGGTCGTGGATGATCCGTTCAGACTGGCCGTGACGATACCCGTCTGTGTAGTCGCAATCGTTCCGGCTGTGACGATGAATGTGGCGGTTTTACTGCCCACCGCCACAGCGACTGATGTTGGCGTGGTCAAGAGCGCGGTGTTGTCGGATAACGTGACAGAGAGCCCACCCGTTGGGGCCGCGCTGCTCAATGTGACGGTACAACTGCTACTAGCGCCGGAGTTTAAAGATGCCGGAGCACAAACCAATGCGGTCACCTTCACAAGTGGCGCAAGACTCAGGGAAGCTGTTTGAGTGCTGCCATTCAGGGCGGCTGTGACGACTGCCGTAAGTGGTGTGGCGACAGAGCCAGCCGTGGCCGTGAAGTGGCCTGTAGTCGAGTTGGCCGCGACCGTTGCACTGGCTGGGACCGTGAGGCTGACGTTATTGCTCGTCAAACTGACAACGACTCCTCCAGCAGGGGCAGGCCCACTCAATATGACGGTACATGCGCTAGTGCCCGGTCCTGTTAAAGAAGATGGGGCACACGTAAGAGCGCTCACGGTCACAGTCGCTGGTACGGTCACCGTACCGCCCGACCCTGATGATGTGTTGGGCCATGCGTCAGCCATGGCCGCGCTAGTGTTCGAGACTTTGATGGGGCGCGATAGAGCGCCGCCCGTGCTGAGGGTGAGCGCAGCAACTGCGATTGGCCCATCCTGAATAATTGTAGCGTTCATACCGGACAACAGACACACTAACTGGCCAGGAACCCCATAGCACGACAGTTGTTTTTTAACTGCCACTACCGAGTCGCTAGGAACGACGGATATCTTAGTGAAATCGGAGGGTGAGTATTCGAATGTCCATTGCACCGCAGCGGACCGCATAGCGTCCGATGTAAGGCTAAGCGTGAGATTTGCTGTGCCACCAGCAGGTGTGGTAGTAGAGGATAGTGATAGTGTGGCCTGCGCATCGAGAGAAGCAGGCAGAAACAGGACCAGGAGGATGATAAGCGTGCGCATGAATTTATTTGGCTCCAATGTTAGGCGGGCTAGCAGTCGATACGCCCGCGATGTAGACGCCGGTGGCAATGGCAGGAGAGCTGCCCTGGAGCGTGAAGTCCGCTGTTGGTGAAGTAAGCAAAGGATCGGTAAACGGGCTTGAGTCCACGTTCGCGGCCCACCAGGAGTAATCCTGTTCCACACCGTTATAATAGAAAGTTCCGGTGCTAGAGTCGCTTCGGTAATATATGTTGTGGTCTATTGTCATCGCCGCTTGAGAGACGGACCATAAGATGTTCTTCGCGTTCAAAGCATAAAAGATGTTGTTCTTTATTTCTACCGAAGTTAGGTTGTCAACTAGCTGCATTTCAAGGGGGGCGTTACCTCCGACAGTCAGTGACTGCTGGTAGAACGTATTATTGTAAATTTTAAGATCGACAGTTGCCGCTCCTGGGGTATCCTCAGATTCAGCAATTCCGTAATGGTTGCCGTAGATCAAGTTGTGGTGTATTGTAATTGCGATTGGTCGCGCTAGATTCTGCACCACGCCAATTCCCGCTAGTGTACTTGAATATAGAGTGTTGTTGTAGATAGATCCGCCATTGAAACGAGCAGAAATATCCGATCCAGCGATGGAACTGTATACAGTATTATCGTGAATCGTGACGTTGCTTGCATCCTGCCCCACGTACATTCCATGGCTGTATGGGTAAACACCATTAGTATCGTGGACCACGTTTCCGAAGATTGTAGTTCCATCATCGTAAACGCCGGGCCAAGTGACTATGATTCCGCCAGGGTATCCCCCGGAGAGCATCTGCCCTGGATATAGGTCAGCCGTATAAGTAAGGGTGTTGTTGGAGACGACATTGCTCCCGCCCGCCAATTGTACTCCACCCGCTTGAGCATGGGAGATAGTGCTGCCGTTAACAATCGAGAAGCCTCCGGCAACTAAAACTGCAAGACCGTAAGTATATGAGATCGAACACCGTTGCATCGTTAGATGATCGGCGAAGATCATACCGTATCCGTTCGACATTCTGAGATCAAGGTCTTGCACGGTTATGTTCGCTATCGACCCGTTTCCAAGCGGCCTTGTTCTCTGAGATGCCTCGATAGTGTGTCCAGATGGAGCAACATCACCCGCCAGCCGGATGTGTAATCGCGACGTTCCAGAATCATAATAGAAGGCTCCGGCAGGCAACGGAGCGAGACCGCTGGCAGGAGCAAGAGCCGTTCCGTTATCAACGACAAAGTATGGCTGAACCGCCGCAGTTGCGTAGTAATCCGTAAAGGTTCCGGTCGCCCCGCCCGGATAAGTCAGGCCGTATTGATAAATCTCCTGAATTTCCTCGTCCGTATACGGAGCCGGAGCAACAAACCACTCATCCCAGTTGGTAGTGGCGATTGATGTCCCATTGAACGTCAGCGAGTCTGCACTTGTCGTCAGGACAACGCCCCCAGACGTGGATACGTTGGTTTGCTTGACCCCATCAATCCAAAGAGATTTTTCATTGCTTCCGCCTGCCCCCGCCCGGTTGGTTCCGTTCCACCGAAATGCTATATGGTGCCAGCCCGATGTGGTGTAGGCGGCATTGGCTGAAAGAACCGCAGCGTTGGCGATAAGGACTTGTATTTGGTTAGCGGTCCCGCCAATTCGGAACCTCCACCCGCGAGTCGTTCCGTCTCCAAAATTGGCAATTGTCTGATAGGCGTTGCTCCCGGCTACCAGATAGACCCATCCTCCGACCGTCGCAGCAGTGGTCGCGGCCTTGAATGGAAAGTTTGCTGAAAGCGAAGTGTAGCCCAAAGTTTGTACGTAGCAGCCAAAGGGAGTGTTGAGCGAGTAAATGCCTGCTGTTCCGAATCCGGCAGGATAACTGCCAGAGCGCGAACAAGATCCGCTGAGCCACGGTATATCGTTGCCATTGGTACTTCCGTCAAGCGCTGGGCTGGATGCATCCTGAAACATCCACCACGAAGTTGGCTGGTCTCCGGTAGCGTCAGTTGTAAAGTCATGTCCGAGAGGATACGTTACGCTCTCCATTGTCCACGAACCGAAGATGTCGGCCCCCGTGATGATCGGCGCGACCCCCGCACCATACGCTCCGTAAGTGACATTTCCAACGTTGTGCGTTAGTTGCTCCCGCCACAGCCCACCACGTTTGAAAGCGACGGACTGGCCAGAGGTGAGCGTGGTTCCGTTGACCTTGGCGATGGTCTGCCACGGTGCGACGATCGTGCCGGCGTTGGAGTCCGCGCCGCCAGAGGAATCGACATAGTAAGTAAAGACCTGAGCAGATGATACGCCCACCACTGCATTCCCAGAAATCACAGTATGTCCAGTCGCCACGGTTTGGGCCTGTGCTGTCATTGTGAGACACAGGCAAATGGCAAGAAGAACCGAGAGTCTCATTTGATTATCACCCCAGGATGACGTGCGATGGCGGCAGGAGGATGTCCCACGACAGAGACCGTAGTGCCAGACCCACCTCCGTAATTGGCGACGTATACAGAGTTATTGTGTGCATCGAACGCTGAGCGAGACGGGCCATTAAATCCCGTGATCGTTCCAGTGATGGACGCACCCGAGTCCAGGATCACAAAGGTCGTGGTGGTGCTGTTGTTTGGGACATAAATGGAATAATTGTTCGAGTCATAAGTCACGTCGATAGGCCCGGAGAACCCGGAGATTGTATCCGTGAGTGTAGTGCCCGAGTCGGCGATACTGTAGACCTTGGAGGCTCCGTTCGCTATGTAGACCTTGTTATTGTTCGAGTCAAACGCGACAAGTGCCGGGCTTATCATCGAGGTCACCGTGCCCGTGATGGACGTGCCCGAGTCTAGAACCACCGAAACGGTGGTGCTTGTATTGTTAGCGACATACAGGGAGTTGTTGTGACTGTCAAAGGCAATCCCGTATGGCCCCGTGAACCCGGTGATTGTGCCGGTAATCGTCGTCCCCGAGTCCGCTACCACAGACACGGTATTTGCCGTGTTATTCGTCACATACAACGAATTATTGTTCGAGTCGAAGGCGATCCCCTTCGGCTTACTAAACCCTGTGATTGTGGCCGTGACGGTTGTTCCCGAGTCCGGGATCACAGAGACGCTGTTCCCGAATTCGTTGATCACGTAAACGGTGTTGTTGTGTGGGTCGAATACGCAGCCGAATGGGGAGGTGCCCATCCCTGTGATCGTGGCCGATACCGAGGTGCCCGAGTCGGGGATCACATAAACGCTGGTCCCTGACAGGCTCGTCACGTAAAGAGAGTTGTTGTGGGAGTCGTAGCAGATGCCATAGGGAGCAGTCAGCCCGGTCACTGTGCCTGTAATCGCGGTTCCCTGCCCCCAGGCAAAGCCTGCGGTGAGGATTAACCCGGCAAGAGTCGTTGAGAGTTTCATGCTTCTCATTGGGTGTTACCAGAGATTGTGGCTTTGCCAGAAATAACGCGAGTCGAGGTTTGCGCGGCGTTGATTGTAATACTGAATCCGGTTGGTGCTCCTGCTTGCGCGCCGGTCGCGTTCGTGGCGGTGGCGCTAATGGTTGAGGTGGCCGCCGTGGTTGGCGTGCCGCTGAGAACTCCTCCGCTCGATAGACTAAGCCCTCCAGGAACTCCAGTGGCCGTCCAGGTGATCGGAGTATCGCCCGTCGCCGCGAACGTGATCGAATAGGCCGAGCCTACCGTGCCTGCCGTGAGCGGTGATGTTGTGGTGATCGTCGGAACTGTCCCGCCTGCTGAGATTTCAAAAGCCCCGGCGTCAGGGGCCGAACCTTGCGGCCTGGTTGTTCCGTATATGTCCGTGGCCGGATAGTTAGTTGGGTTCCCGGCATCCTTGGCGCATGTGTCGGAACTCTGAAGGGATGGGTTGGGCTGCACCCCTCCGACTGCCGGAGGAGAAAGCACCCACGTTGGGGTACAGCGTTTCGTGCTGGTTCCGCAGGTTGATCCACCCGACGCCGGGAAGATGTTATGATCCGCTGTTCCAGAGCCGCAAGTGCCGATTTCGCTGACAAATACGTTTCCTCTTACTATATAGGCAGACCCGGTACAGCCCGCGTCATTATTTACTGACGCGAAATCTATGTCGTTATATTGTATGATAACTCCAGAACAATTACCACGACCAATCACAAGGTTATTTCCGGCGACGTATGGAGCGCCAAAATAGTTGTTTTGAATGATCCAAGACCCTGATATACCTTCAGTCATTATGTTGCTTGTAGCATTATTGTAAAAGATATTTCCGTCGATCAGGACATCGCTAGAACCTGGATAGTTCTGGAAGCCGTCCACATGCTGCCCTCCTGGACACGATCCAGAGTATATGTCGGTTGTGATCCAGTCATGCACTATGTTGCTTTTGAATATGAGATGTGTTGGCTTAATTGCCAATTCAGGACCCCATCCCCAGAAATCAACAGCATCCTCCGAGTTCCCCGCAATGCAGCCGTCTCCATTACCAAACTCGGAGTTTTGGACAGTCACTCCAGAAGAGGCTATCCAGGCACTAATACCATGCCATCCATCAACAGATATATCCGTGAACTCAACACCAGTTGAATCCTGGATGTTTAAGGCGTGTCTGGCATTCATCCCACTACCCGCCGATATTATGCCAATCACATGCACATGATCTATGTTGATAGTTAAATCGCCTGTCAGCAGGACCGAGCCGTTCGACTCCGCATAGTAACTTATGGCAGACGATTTCTGTGAAGAGGAAAGGGTCTGCGCCCCATACGTTCCGTTCTTGACGACGACCGTATCCCCAGCACTCGCCGCTGTTTGGGCGGCTTGCATGGAGGTACACGCCTGCGCGTCGATGTACGAGCCCGGCGTAGATTGGCGTGTGCATGTACCTCCGTTGGTGTCAACCCACAGGTTTGCCGTGGTTGGCTGAGCCATGGCACAGGCTGCTAACAGAAATAGAGATATAATCCTCATGCTTTTCCCTTATGGAGCTATTGCTATCAGCGCTGCTTGCCATGGGTGGCTGCCAGAATTATTGTTGGTGATGGCTTTGTTTCCGGTGGCTCCGGCAGTCGCTAATGGTCCATCGCAGACGAACAATAGCGTAGTGTCGGCCTGATTTGCCCTTGTCGTAAAAGTCGGAGTTGTTCCAGTCGGCTTAACAAGCTGATTGGAAACGTCTCCCCAGTCTTGGTAGAATGCAACCACATAACTGTTGTTTGCTGCCGTAGTCAATCCCGTGGCGGTTGACGTTGTTCCCGCTCCGGTAGCTATGGTTGGATTGGGATTGATGGGGGTTGACGCATTGGCTCCTGAATAAGCGCCCATGTAAGCTAAGCTGGAGTTGGTGGCATGTGTCACCACATAGCTTCCGGACTCGCTCGATGCCGTCTTCTTCCACGCGTAGCAATTCACGTTAAAACCGCTATCCGTGACGGAAGAGGGGAATCCTGTTAATGCGGTAAACCCTGTGGGCGGTGTTGCTGTGATTACCGAAGCGGCACCTACGCAAAAATAGATCAGCAGTAAATCACCGTTGGCAATTCCTGCCGGAGCCGTGATGGTAGTATTCGCGTGGCTCGCATAGTTCACCGTGGACGAACTTCGGTAGGCGACTGTTCCACCGCCACCAGTCGGGGTGAATAATTTTCGATGACGCCCAACGATCTGAGCCTGCATTGACAGGCAGACGATCAGCGAGGAGAGGATCAGTCGTCTCATCAGTATGTCCCCGTGACCACCCAAGTAGTTTGTTTGCTGGCTCCATCACTCACGAATGTAAAGTTGATGGCATCTCCGTTAGTAAGGGCCACACTCGCGCTTTGTGTGCCAGCCGCAATGGTGGATGAGCAGGTAATTGCTCCTGTCAGTAGTGCGCCCAATGTCACGCCAGCGGCATTCATGGTGCTTGACCCGGCGTTATCACTGAAGCACTTCAGCCCAGTCAATGTGACGGTAACTCCGGTCGTGTTGTAGCAGAAACGTTGAAGGTAGGTACCGGCTGGCACTGCGTTCAGCCCGTCACCAAGCCCAGTCTCACAAGCCCATGTTTTGTACTGAGCGGCCATGCGAGCCGCAGCCAGAGTTCCGGTCACATCAGCACCGGAGAGATCCACCGCGCTGCTGGTGACCGTCTGTGTTGAACCTGCGAAGTGCGCGATGCCCACACCCGGAGAGGATGCTACTGCGCACGTCGCGCACGACACCGCTCCCGTTGTAGCGCTCACTGCAATCGGGCTTGTCCCCGTGGTGGCAACCGTGCCAGATGTATTCGGCCAGAGGATCGTTGGGGTTCCCGCCGCCGCCTGCGGGTTCACGGTAACCGTACCGCTCGTGTGGCCGGTCATCGTAATGCTCGGCTCCGTAGTGCCGTAGTAGGCGAGCGCGATGGATCCAGCCGTCGTCCCACCAACCCCCGTGCTGATGCCGCCCTGCGTCGAGATATTGCCACCAGAGTCCACAGTGGTTGTTGCCGATGGCGTCTGGAGCGTTGTGGTGCCACCGCCAGTTACGAGCGCAGTGGATGCCAACGCGCCGCTTGAAACCACGGTCACCGTGCCAGAACCCCCCGGAGTGGCGCACGTTCCATCCGATTTCAGGTAGCCTGAACAGGTTCCGCCACCGAAGATAGCGATGACATCAGACGCTGCCGCGTCGGTCAACGCGCCCGTCGTGACCGTATTTTTGACGATACCCGTGCCCAGCGTTGCCCAGTTCTGATTTGAAGATCCGAGCGTGAGCGTGGCTGTATTTGCAACTCCTGTGCCTCCGCTTCCAGCCACAAGCGTTGTGGATAGACCCGCTGCCGTGCCGCTCGTGCTTTGATTGAGCGTTGGGAAACTGGTCATGTTGGCTGCGCTCAATGCCGGAGCGTTGCCCAGAGTCGGAGCCTGCCCCGCTGCGCCAGTGCCGTGGCTGATGAGCACTTGATCGGTAGCTGCCGTGTTTGCAGTAACGAATAGCGTTGTGTCAGCAGCGGACTGATACGGGATCTTTCCAACAGTCCCGCCTACAAGATTCGTTGCCTTCGCAGCAGTTCCGCTGGTGGATTGATTGAGCGTTGGGAAGTCGCCAGCAACTGCAATCGACGGAACCCCAGTGGCAATCGTGTTCTTTAAAATGCCTGTGGCCAGCCCAGACAGCAACGTACCGTTAATACCCACTACGGTGGTCGAGCCACCCGTGGACGTGCTCGTGGCATCGCCCGAGAGCGTCGTGAATGTGCCGCCTGGGGTGGAGCATGTTCCATCGAACTTCAGGTAACCCGCGCTGCAAGTTGTCCACAACGCCACAATGTCACCATATGCCCCATTGGTCAGGGCACCTGTTGTGATAGTGTTTTTGACGATACCCGTGCCCAGCGTTGCCCAGTTCTGGTTTGAAGATCCGAGCGTCAGCGTGGCCGTGTTCGCAACTCCCGTGCCACCACTTCCAGCCACCAAAGTCGATGACAGCCCAGCAGCCGTTCCGCTCGTGGATTGGTTCAATGTCGGAAAATCGCCAGCAACCGCAATCGACGGAACCCCAGTGGCAATCGTGTTCTTTAAAATGCCTGTGGCCAGCCCAGACAGCGATTGCCCATTGATGCGGACAACGCTTGTCGCCCCACCAGAAGAAGTGGAAGTTGCATCCCCACTTAATGCGGTAAACGACCCACCACCCGACAAAACCCAGTCGGAGGCCACCGTGCATCCAGCCGCGTTATTGCAAGCATAAATATGACCGGACGTGTCTTGACAATCCTGCATGTAGACACTAGTCGTGTTTCCGGGAGTGCCCACACATGCTTTGGTAGCCAATGCCGAAAAGTTGCTATTTATCTTGGTTCTCGCCGTTGGAAAACTCTCATTGTTGACGGTCTGGACGGATTGTGAAAATCCAGCAAGACAAAAAACCAAAAAACATGATGCTAATTTCATTTATGGAACCACCGGATTGTCAAATACGCCGCCAAGATCATCCCAATTGCCAGGAGCGGAATCCCACAAAAGCACCGATGGCGCAATGCTCTGCCCGCCCTGCGTCCACCTAGCCTGGAATACTAGGCCCTCGGCAGATGCGATAACCGTAAACCCGCCATACATATATATACCAAACTGTGCTACAATATCTACCATGGACGTTGCTAGAACATTTAGACTAACAAGCGTTTGTGGGGAAGACTGCTGATCTGCCATAGTAAAGGATATCGCCACGTTGGAAGTATTGCAAACAGATAAACACAGTAGGTCAACATCATAGTTTATGATTGCCGTTGTATCGGTAGGCACAGGTTGCATTGGAAGTTTAACCTGATATGTTAGACTTGGAGCATCGCAGTTCACCGCTGAATAATTGTTTGGCATGGTCCTACTATTAGTCTATCAGAAACTATTACATTCCCCTAATCTTAGCTATTTTGCGCTTTATTGCATCACGCTTGAGGGAACTAATCCGGTCTAGAAATAGCTTTCCGTCCATGTGGTCTATCTCGTGCTGAACTACCCGCGCCAGCAACCCTGTCGCATGAACCACCCTAGCGTTGAAAAACTCGTCTTCGTATACTAGGTCAATCTCTTTCGTGCGCTCCACTAACTCATAAAATCCGGGAATGGATAAGCAACCCTCTTTACAGATGAACTTTCCGTGCCCACTCGGGACAGTTGGGTTAACAAGCACAAGCCTATCCTTTGGATTTTCTCCGCATGATATGTCAATCGTTGCTATCCTTTTAGGAACGCCTATCTGTATGGCCGAAAGCCCATAGGCCCCATATTCGCGCATCGTGGCAAACATCCGCTTAACTAGGTCTGGGATCATGGGCTTGTCTACGTCCAACAATTGGACCGACTCTGATCTCAAAAGTTCATCACCATAGATTAAGAGTTTGTCTACCATGCTACCAAGCCCCCTATGGTTTCTTCACGTCCATTGTCACCGTAACCGTAATTTTGAGTCCACCATCAATTAATCCTATCAGATGATAGAACTGCCTGCGTATTGCTTCCACTGCGTTATCCCCTGCTGGTTATACGCCTTCAGCGACTTCATGCCATTACTGGCGGAATTCTTATCATTAAGTAACTTAATCCCAACATTTGCTATGCTCCCGGTGTCGTCAAAACTAGCTTTCCAGTTATTCGGAACCCAGTGTATGGCATCGCTCACTACACTTGGAACGCCCTCTGCTATCCCATCTGCCGTAACATTACAAAAACTTTCCGTATAGCTAGGAGAAAGCAATAGATGCTGGCTCTTCACATAAGACCTAAACTGCGGCCAAGTCATCCATCCAGCCTCTATAAGCTTTACATCTAGGAGCCCGTTTAACAACTCCCGGATTGCTCCAAGCGTGCTCTGCCCGCCCTCAATCCTGCCGCTATTGATTGATACCTCGCATCGCACGTTCAGGGTCCTAGCTATCTGCAATGCGGCCCACGCAGCCGTAAGCATGTTTTTTTGTGGGCGCATAGCTCCGAATATGCCAATCTTTAGCGTGTCCCCATGCCTATATATCGACGGAGGTGCCGGAACGCTTTGAATGTAATATAGGTTTGGCAACCATACGGCTGGCCGATGGAATCCGTTTTTTACCGCGTTAACCAAGCGGGTTGAGTTTGCGGCTAGATGGAAATTGTGGTTAGACATTTCTAGCTCCATTTGCTCCCGCAATAGCTGAACGGCGTATCTGTCCGCTTGCAAAAAACCGACATTGCTGTGAAAGGTTATTGCGAATGCGATATGCGGATACTTTCTTACCAAAGCCTGTAAAAATGGAGTATCTACCCATGGGGCAAACATAACAACGTGTGTGTATGTTGATCCAGGCAGAACCTTATCCCTCAACTCGTATCCGTCGAATACGCCGACTACCCGCACCTTTACCCCGGCGTCCATAAGCACCTTGGCTGAATTCATGGCCGTTACGCCAAGCCCAACATGGCTGCCGGATAGCCTATTTCCAGCCATGTTTTTGTATACAAATAGAAAACTATACTTGTCTTCTGGCGTTCTCTTGGGGGAACTATATGAGATGTTCATCCTATCCGTTCTTCTGATCTGCCGTCCGTGGCCCTCTGCCAGTAGCGCCTTGCCCAATCCCCGCTTGCGACTGAGCCGCCAACTCCTGCATAATCCTGTCAATATCGCCTTGATCCTTACCCATCACCCTTAGAAGCTCTGGGATGCTGGTAAGCCCCATCTTCGCTAGAGAGCTGGCCTCTATGATCTTGCTTTGTTGAGCATCGCCGCGCAATGAACCAGGGGACACACTAAATGTATAATTCTTCCAATAGCTATCCTTTTGCTCAGACGCTGGAATTAGATTATCGCCATTGTATTCAAAGTCTTGCATCGTAATTCCATCTTCACCAAGCATATACATTCTCTGCTTAGTGTTGTAGAATTGGATTACGTTGCTGACGGCCTGAATCCCAGTATCCCTCAAGAACGCTTCAAGGTATCGCTCTTCCAGTTTGACTGGCATTTGCAGAGAATCGCGCATCTGCTCCAGTGTGTCGCCACCTGGGACTTGATTCTTGCGAGACATTCCGGCCACGTCAACAATCCCGCTAATGCGATCCATCTGTGGGCTAATATAGTTGGCCAACATTTCATAGACATACGGTTGCAGGGATGGCGTCTGCGCGTATTGAATATCGGTAGCTGGGTTTCCCATCGGCCCTAGAAGTAACTTCTCTCCAGGCTTGTCTTGCTGGAAGGCTTGCCATGTGGAATTTACAACAGCGCTGGTCTTGCTTATGAGCACGGGAAACAGGTTCCTGCTTATCATGTCCATGATGCCAGCCCCAATCTCATTAAGCGCCTGCTGCATCGGCAACAGACTCCGGTAAGAAGACAGCCCATAGAATGACCACGGAACTGGATTAAGCCGCAAACATGCGAATGGAAACAGCCCATGCCAATACGGATTAGGGCCATCATACATTATTTGATTATTTGCAAAAACGATCAGGCGCTTTCTGGGGTATAGCCTCTCCCCAGGCTTAACCTCATACCACCAGTTATGCCGATCCAGTGAAAGATACGGATCTGCCACAATTACAGTTTCTTTTGAATCGTTAAGCGTAGTATCGTCAACGTAGTATTCTTCTAGCTCAATTCCTCCGAAGTTCCAGCCGTTGACAGAGGGGGCAACCTTCCCGCCAAACAGCCTTTGTAGGTTAGGGGCAAGGGCGTTCCAAGTATGACCACTCATTTCCTCCGGTTGACTATACTCCGCTGAAGAATCTGATGCTTGAGGAATGTGGTCGTTGCCAAGGCGAATCTTGTCAGCGCGAAACGGGAATACCTTGCGGAAGTAGTTCAGCGGCTTCCATGTTCGATACAAAACAGCGAAAGAATCCTGGATATGGAATCCGGGTTGTATGGGCAATACCTGATCTGGGCCGCAAGGTATCAGTCGCATACTACCCGGAGATGCGGCACCTATCTTCCAGAAAGATGTGCCCCAAAGCATCCCTATATCCACAGCCGAAACGAGCGATAGGTCCATGTCTTGCCGGGTCCACTCAGCACGGAGAACCTTCCCTATCAGGTCGCCAGACTCCCTCATGGCGTCTACGCCAGTCTGCACGTTGATAATGGGTCTGGAGTCGCTTAGCAACGCCAGCTTGTCGCGCCTAGCGGCCTCCATGCGGTTATCCACGAATCTGCTACGATGCCGCTTGCGGCTGCCACTCCACTGGTTCCCCTCTAGATACGATACATACTTGTTTACGTTAGAGAATTCAGGGCTAGAACGAGCAGTGCGAAATGCTTCCTCGCGCAGTACGGCCTTGTACTCGCGCATCTTCTCTTCATAGGCCCGCGTTACGGACTCAGACAGGAGTGCTTCTTTATCAAATACGGAGCGATGTGGAGCGCGGGGAATTTCTTGCACGATTAGATCCAGCTTGAACTTTCTGACTTCAACTTACTATTCACGTCTACCTTTAAGTCCGGAGGCAGGTCCAGGGGATCATTTAAGTGCTGATGATGAATGTACTCTAGCTGTTGTGCGCGGCTGGAGATCAGAAACTTGTCTGATGTTCCGTCGTCATTGCGCCTATACTGGTAATGTGGCTCAAAGTTGGTTTCTCCAGCACCAAATATAGAAAGACGAGCAGCCGTAATTAACCGCTCTACTTGCACTTGGCAGTCTGGACATCGGGGATTCTCACCATCCCACTTTTGTACGAAAAACTCGTACTTTTTCTTACAGGATGGGCATTGACCGTCGTATGTGGGCACTCTCTACTTCTCCGCTACTCGACCCTTAACCAAGTTCACGAGATCAGTCCCGGTAACACCGCGCTTACCTAGCAACTCCTCCAGGTATTTCTTATCGTTGTCTGAGACAACTAGGGTATACTCGGAACGATTCAACCCGTGAACCCATCCGGCACCTAATACCTGCATAACTGTCTCAACTATGAAGTCTTCCGGCTTAGAGCCAAAACAAGCCGCAATATCAGCGTAGGAATCGACAATTGCTGGGTCCATTGGGACTTTCAAGACGTTCATCCCGTCTTTGACGCCAGTGGACTCTTCGACCTTCTTCACGATTTCATCGCTAGATTCGACCGTCTTGCGCAAAACGCGACCGATCCTAGCCACTTCTGAGGGCGAAAGAACAATTCCGCCATTCACGTAGTTAGATACTAGGCTCTCAACGGCATCCACTAGCCCGTCGTTCCCAAGCTTAGTCATGGTCTTTTTATAGTCTGATGGCAATAGCTCGAATGTTATCACGACCGACTTCTTATTCTGGTCAACAGGCATTATTTTTCCTTCTGTCTACTACTATAATAACATTATTATCAATGCTATGCAATCATGCGATTAGTTGTAATCCCAATCAAATCCCTTGCTTTCATCGCTGATAAAGTCTTCCGGGTCAGCGTCTTTGTTAAGGATCTTCTCGACGTATTTTTTACTCCCAGGCGGTGGCGGCGCGAAATTCTTCTGGCCGGATATGCGGATGCTCCCACACTTGGGGCAATTATCCTCGTCGTTTGGTATTTCTGCGCCCCACTTCTCTTGGCACATATCGCAATACATGATCCAAGGAGACGACTCTATGGATGATTTTTTGATTGGTATGAACCCTAACGTATCATCCCAGTCAGACTCGTGAGCGCAATATAGGCAGATTAGCCCCGCCATCACCGTATCGTCTTTGAACTTCTTGCTAGCCCCAACGTTGTTAAGGTTCTGTACTCGATCATCCTCTCGCCGGAAAGTTCGCATCTCACTAGCGAATTTGGGATCTCTCACGAACCAGCGTTTTGTCCGTAAAAACCTGATAGCATTGATGATAATCTTGGGCTTATTGACATGATCAGTCTGGAAGCCGCACACGTTCGTTTGCATCTTAGATGTATCTATGTTTATCTTACGATATAGATTAGGGTATTGAAGCTGTAGCTTTAGATAATCAGCCGTTGTACGCGGCCCCGTGATCTCGCACGCTATTTGCGCTTCATTGTACCACGAGGCTATCTTTGCGCCTTGTATTGCCAAATCAACAGCATCAATAGTGCTAGAGCGTAGAGTGCAAATGTGAACATCAAATCCACCCTTCCGATTCACCCTGTTAACCCAGATTACAGAGTTATCCTGCCCAACCCCGTTAGATGGATCTATTGACACGTAGTACTCGGCGTCGCGTTTAGGTGGTTCCCAGACCTGTATTATCTTTGTATCGTCTTCGTGCTCCTGCTTACACCCCTCTATGCAGCAATGCCCATCTTTATTGATACCGTGAAAGTTGTTATCAGCGTCAAAAAAACCAACAATGGGCGCAGGGAAGGACTTAGCGTTTACGAAATCTAGGCACTCGTCTGGGAATACTGATTCCCCCGATATAATGAATGCTGACTTGGCGGAAACAGCTAGCTCCTGTTCTACCCGCTTCTTGTCTGGAGCATTGTCGTACTCGTTTTCCATGAAGTACATTTGCTCTTTGGTTAGATGATAAATGTGGAGTACGCCTTTATTACAAACTAGACACTCAAACCCCTCACGGTCAATATGCCCAAAGAATCTATCATGGAACCTCCCGCACAATGGGTTATCGCACTTCACCCACTCGTTCTCTACGGTATCTTTAATGTCTAATGTTTTAACGCGAGGAATCCAGCCATTAGGTGGCGCAAGTACGCGGGTCTTTTCAAAGAAGAACGGCAGGAAACGTGGTTGCCATTCTGCACGCTCTGCCATATCCACCATGCGATCCCAGAGGTCATTCCCATACCCGCCAGCGCCCTTAGCTGTAGACTCTAGGATAGCAATCGTTTCTGGAGAGTTTACGAGAGCGTACTTTAACTCCTCTTCTATCACACGTTTAGGGTCCATGTAGCTATCAAATTCACTTAAATGAACGCCATTTAAGCGCATTCCCATGCCAACACCCGTGAGCTTATTGGCCCACTGGACGTTCATAGTGGAATTTATTCCTGGGCGTTTTTTCGGATCTTCGCCAAATGGCGTATCGAAAATAATGCCTTTCTTGATCTCAAAAGATCGCACATCTGGCTTTAGCCACAACGGTAGTTTTGAGTATATTGAGTGCATGTACCGAAAAAGGTACGCCGCGTGTTCCTGCTCCCACGACACAACCAATCCAGCACGATTAGGGAAGAATGCCGTCAGCCAAAGCATAATCGCTTCGATCAAAAGTGAGCAGCCAAGTTGACGGCTTTTGATGATGAGGATCTTTTGCGGCTTGCCCTTGGCTTTCATGTCGGCCATTGCCTCAAGGACTAGCTCTTGCGACTCCCAGAGGGTAAATAACTTATCCCTGCCGTCCTTGTCAACAATCCAGAAATAGTTCTTAGCTGCGTACCGAAAGTCGCTGCATATCGCGTCTAATTCAGCCGTAATGGTGTCTATCTCGTTACGGTTGCATAGTGAGTAGAACTCAAACAGGTCTGTTACGCCTTCAAACTTACCCGTCTCGAAGTATTCTATTAAGTCCCTAACTTCTGGATCTTGGCAGTCCCTGTATTCAGGACGATGGATAATGATGGCCATTAACCTACAATTTCCGCGTCTATAATTGAATCATCGTTTTTCTTGGGCTTGCTGCGCACATTGTCCAGGTTTTTTACAATTGACGCGAAGGTTTCCCCGTTATTCTTACTAGCATTAAGGGTTTGGTTGTACGTGTTGGTTTGGATAGTTAACCCGCCGCCCGCCTTGATGAAGTTCAGAACCTCCAGCCCCATCTTCAATGCGTTCTTGTCTCCGTTTGAAATTTGTTCCTTCAGCTTCTTAAATGTGACTTCCATCAAGTCTGGAACCTCTTTAATAAACTGCTGCCGCTGATACGTCTCTAAGTTATCCTCAGTGATGTCAGCGGCTTGTATTTCCCTGGATTTATTTGTTTTGATTAGTTCTTTGCTCTCTTCGGACAAGGCTACTCCTTACCAAACACCGAATCAGCTACGCTTCCGAATACTTCTGGATGCCAACACTTCGGCTGTTCATGCTGAGCAATCCCAAATTCTAGTGCGTCAATTGCTCGAAACACGCAATCAGCTACTACGATATTCTCCACAAACTTATACTTCCCAGTGGCTAATGCGGTCTGCATGTCACGAAACCAGCCATCGAATAACAGATCATACGTCTCCATCGTGCGACGTGGTAACGTGAACCCCGGATCAGTATCAGAACTCGTGGCAGTGAATCCAGGGAAATACGAATATGCCACAACCCCATCGTCCACAAACAGACGAGCAGACCAGCATATCTCCTGCCCACCCTCTTGGTAATATCCAGGAACCGTCACATCTAGTCGTACAGGCTTCCCTAGTTGCTTCTCAAATGCTGCTATTCTGGCGTAGGCCCTATTCCACATTAGCCCCCAGATGCAGAGGTTAAAGAATCGAAGGATATAATAAATGATGAAATCCTCAAAATTGGCGCATAAATTATTCATCTGCCTCACCTATCCCTATATGCATTAAAGAACTTGGCATACCTCATGGCTTCCTGCTTCTACGACAGTTGCCCTTGCGTTCTTTCGTTCGCTATAGATTAGCACACTAGTCTAGCCAATACAACCCTACTTAGACTGCATTCCCGCCACCCCACTGGTCTAGATTGTCTGGCACGCTCTGCGGAGGAGGCAATACCCGTACCGGAATCTCTTTATTGACCCGCTGCAACTGTTCGCGGATCAGCCGCGTAGACTCTTCTTTAATATCCTTGGCGGATAGATTCTCCTCGCTAAAGATGAATCTGTCCGGGAGTAGAACAACGTCTTCTCGGCCTGGATATTTCTTGACAATGCGTAGCGTCACCCCAGACTTACCCTTTCCATCCTTATTAAGATAGGTTTGAGAGTCAAGCAGCTTTCCAACGTAGCAGCAGACTTCGATAGCAGGCTTGGTTGGAAATACCTTTAGCTCCATAACGGTAGGAAACTCTTGCTGGAATTCCTCAAACATCTCATCAATGTCTCGCGGCTCGTCTAGGAACTGCTTAGGCGCTTCCGGCTCTTGCTTCTTCTTTGTTTTGCGAATCTCCACTACCTTGTCCATCACTGGTTCAATCTCGTCTCGACTGATTGCCGCAGTAGGCTCACAAATCGAAATAGGCTCCAGTAGGCTAGGACCAGGGCCAAACAGATCCTCAAACAAGTCCAGGGCTCCGACGATCTTACCAGCTAGGATATCCATCCTATCTTTTGGCATACCGCCAAACCCGTTCTTGGTTAGAACCTTGATTACGAAAGTTTCTTTAGTCATGTGATTCTAAAACATTATTCGGTTCGTTTGGGTTACGGGGGAGAATAAACTTATCTCCACTCGTGAAAGCTACCGCATTCTCTGTCGGCCTATGTCTATCTAGCTCAGTGTTCCCAGAATGGACGCCTCTAAGATAGCTGTTGCCATTTGCTCGCGATATTAGCTCTTCCACTGGATTCCCCTGGGGCAGAACTTCAATATCAAACCTAGCATTACGTGCATATAGGGCCAGTTGCCGTTCTGCCTCTTTGAGTTGAGCTGTTAGCGCGTTTATTCTGCGAAATACAGACAAGAAAAGCGCCACCAAACAAGCCAGAAGAACCAATAACGCAATAATCATTACAGCGCCTCATTTCCAATATCTTCCATCCCAAACCCACTGCCCATGCTGCCGTAAACCATTCCGGCTGCAATCACTTCGGCCTCATCAACAGACTTCCCGCCCTCCATAAGCTCTTTCACTATGCGCTTACGGAAGGCGTTAATGTCTTCGTCTAGCGAGGTGTCTGGTTCCTGCCGCGTCTCGTTCACGGTACGCTTCATAAGATTAACAGCTTCTTTAAGCTGTTCTTTTTTCACCATGCAGCGCTCTACGTTTACCGTAGCCTTGGTTAGTTCAGCCGTATTGCGCTGTAGGTCTGCCACTACCTCAACCAGTCTCATGGCCGCATCAGCGGTGCGGTTCATGCGAATATCCTTGGCTAAAGCATCTATGGCGTCAACCATGTCCGTCGCAGATGTACGAATGGTATTAGATGCCTTAGCTGTAGCCCTAGACGACCTAGCTAAAGACGATGCTACTGATCGCATCTGAAACAGCACGACAACAACGCAGACAACCAGAAAACATGCAAGCAAGATAAACAATTCAGTCATAAATTCCTATTCTTCTAATCGGCGGCTCGGCCTAAATGTTGCCGTCTGGTTTTGCCGATCTCTTATCATCAGCATTCAATCCCAGTTTCGGGGCATAGGATCTTTTACGAACCGCCAAACCCATTGGGGAGTAGAGTCAAGGAGAAAAAACTCTCTACTCCCCACACTAACCCCGTGGTAAGTACTCTTAAAACGGGGCTTCCTCAACATATTCCGTACCAGCCTCAACCACACCTTGCTCTTGACGGTCTCCGCTATTCTTGAACTTTACGATTGTGATTGTATCCGCCACAACCTTAGTCTTCTCGGCGCTGGAGTCATCGCGCTTCTTATAGCGATCCGTCTTGAGACGGCCTTCAATAAATACGCAAGCGCCTTTCAGTAAGAATGGGGCCACACCTTCACTTCCCCATCGCTCTACGCTATGGAACTCGGTCTCTTCTTTCTTCTGCTTATGGGAATCGGTCCACTTGCGCGTAGTAGCAATGCTAAAACGCAGGACCATGTAGTTGCCAACCTGGACTACCTCCGCGTCTCGCGTTAAATTCCCCATCAAAAGCACCTTGTTAATGTTTGCCATGTTCGTTTCCTCTTTCGTCTAATTCTCAGTTTCAATCCACGCCCCCCGTTGGGCGACTAACGCTTATCCCTCAAACTCGCCGAACGGATAACCGATCACACTCTTTAGTCTAGCAAAGTCTTCAGCGGCTATGGTCGCAGTTAGACCGTTTGTGCAAACCACGCTAACAAGTTCCTTTTCTGTCTGAGCGCCTATTACCTCGTTAGCGTCAATAGTCACGCAAACCCCCGAAGTAGAATCCTTGCAGTTAAACCATTTCCGTTCCATTGTCTCTCCTTAATTCGTTCTTTCCAAACCACACCGGAAACTCAGGACTAGTCAGCAGCACCCCAAAAGATGGGAATGCTGAATCTTTCCTATATTCCATCACTACAACACCAGAACGCCCAGTGAATAACTTCAGCTCATCGTCATGGACGGTAACGAAGTCTCCGACCCTAATGTCTTCCGGCACTACTCGCCGTCTACGGGCTTACGCCAGATGTACGTCCAAACTTCAGTGATTCTTACCCCTACCATCATCCCACGTCGCTCTGCCGCTTGCTTGATGATGCCGTGCAGATTAGACCGCTTAGAGTCAATCGTATCAAAGCGCACCGCTTCATCTTCCGGTAGACCATCCAGGCGAGCAAGCGCATCGTAAACATCGGTTGCCCGATCAAACGCCCTCTTGCGTCCCGCGTACTGCCCCGGTATCGCCGAAACCTTCACCACTTCAACTGACATTCATTACCCTCTCACTATCTCATAGTAGCACATATTACTACTTTGTGCAAACATGCGGTACTACCATGAACTTGTCAACCAGCGGGCAACCGTTCAGCTTGAATATGCTATCTAGCACCGTGTATCTATCAATCTTACCCTTCAGGCTCTCAAAAGCCCCGACAGCGGAATACCATATCCTGCGCCCAGGCGTCTCATCCACAATGTAATACAGATCATCTTCGTCTTCTCCAACGCCGACCAGACGCCCAAGCCCATGGTCGCATATGATCCCAATGTGGTTATGGAATGGTTCCATTTCTTCAGCCAGTTCGTTTAGTGTCATTTAGTCATCCACCTTTGCTAACTCGCGGAGCCTGTAAATCTCGCGCAGCAAGTCTTCCATGTAGTTAGTGCATACAATTGATAAGCTATGCTTCTTATTGTAATCACCAACTAATTTATCGTTAACCTCGTCTGCTAACGCATCAAAATATTCTTTCTCTATCCTCTTTAGCTTATTTCTTGTCATGGTTCTAATCCTTCGCCAACATGATAAGAATAATAATGCAAAGCAGAAAGATTATCATCGCTTGCCTCCACTAAAAGTCACCAAAGCGGCCAGAAGCAATACCAGCGTGGCAATTCCAATTTCAATTCCCATAACTACCTACCGGACGAACCAAATCCGCCATCGCCGCGTTCAGTCTTGTCTAACTCTTGGACAACGCTGAACTTAACTGGTGTATACTGTGAAAATACTAGCTGTGCAACCCTATCGCCAATCTGCACATCATATGGGTTCCGCCCAACGTTCACTAGGATAACTCCGACCTCTCCACGATAGCCAGGATCAATCGTTCCAGGGCTGTTAGCCACGATGATACCCTTCGTTGCCATACCGCTCCGCGTGCGTATCTGCGCTTCCACTGGAGCACTGAACGACAGCACTAGGCCCGTCTTGACCACCTGAACCTCTGACGGGTTAATGTGGACGTTCTCCACCGCGTACAGGTCACAACCTGCATCGTCCTCATGCGCGTACATCGGTAGTTTGGCTAACTTATGCACTAGCTTAACGCCTACCGTCTCGATTAATGCCGTTTCTTCGTTTTTCTTCATTACCATCCCCATCCTTCTTCAATTACTTGAAGTTTATCCCATTGCAGTTCGGCCCAATCTTCGTTTAGCTGAGTCTGCCTATCCGTCCACTCCCTGTAGTCTTTCGGTAGCTCTGGTTTCGGCGGAATTATAACCCCGTACATCTTGAATATGATCCCGTCTATGTCCAAGCCATCCTTTGCTAGCGTTCCAGCCATCCCGCCACGATCAATGTCCGTATCTTCGTAGGGCGCTGCTAGCGCATCCAGTAACTCTCGTGTCAACACTCCAGCATCGTAAACCGCAAGTACCGATGCTTCAAAACTACTGAACGCTGCATTGTTTCCCATGGCTTTATCTCCTTACCTCTCTATCCTAGCACGCTCATGCTGGTCCGTGTTGAGTAATAGTTCAACGTGCTGTTACATTCTCCATGTGGCATTCCATTTGCTATCCGTGCGTGCTGGAATGGCCGGGAGCAACCTAGCAAGCACTCTGTTAACTGGCTTCTAAGCACTCGGTCCCTCGAATGACATTTATCCATTAGACCCGTCGAAGCGAGTACAAATACCTCAAGGGTTAGCTTGCGCATAAATCATTATGCGGAGAGGGTTTGCCAATCCAGGTTTGTCTCACAGGCAGCAGACGAGGGTATCCCGTCAGTCCTGAGCGATGCCCTGCTTTTATCATGCACAGAGGCAATCAAACAATAGAAGATTCATGCGCGAATCGCACTTTTCGAGTGTAGTTTTTGTGGCCGCACTCGACCTCGTTCTCTATTGCCCTGTATCCACCGGAGGTTTGGTGCTGCTCCTAGCTTTACCCAAACCACGACTCACCGTTTTGTCCTCAACCGCGTGCGGATAAAGGACGTAAGTAGTTCCCTCTGCCCTATCAGGGCTGTCAATGGATACAGACTCTCAATGAATTCGGACATGCATTACCCTTCTCGTCTCAGCCTAAAATCGTGTAAGTTTAACGCTCTGCTACTTTATATTTCTCGCAATACTTGTCAATAAAAGAATTACGATCTGCTATGTTTTTGTCTACAGTTTTCTTGAACTGTTTGGACAAACACCTGCCCAACTTGTTTCTAGGATCAATCCCGGTACTTCTTTGCTTGAAGTACACGTCGCCAGTGCTATTCTGTAGGCCCAACCGTTTGTCTAGGGTGCTCATGGGATGCTCCTGCTAAAGTTTTGGGTTTGTTCCACGAGTAGGACTGGCACATAGGACATCGTTTCGGTTCAAGTCGTATGTCACGTCTAAACCAAGAGTATCCGCAGCGTAAACAAGTCCTAGCAAATAGATCAAATCCCTCTCTATTTTTAGTATCGCACGATGTCACGTCGTAGTCAATGGGTTTTGAAAGATTATTTTCCATATGCCACCATCGTAATGGGAATATCATGCTGTCTTACTGTCGCAAGAAACTTAAAACGCATTTTTTCCATCTTGCACGTGTACTCAGCGTTTTCCGGTTTGGCTGGACTCGCCGCTATCGCCTTATGCGGACGCATCTTGATCCTAAATCTTCCCGGAGAGGGATGTTGCGAACGAGTCATAAATCGTTTGTCTGGCCCGTGTGCCATGTTACCCTTTCAGCATCTCCACTATTTTTGCCTGTAGCGTCTTATCGAGTTGGACAGTACCCAAGAGGAACAAGAAACACTGTTCTCGCTCCTCTAACGGCAGCAGCTTCGCCGTATTCACTAGGAAATTGATAGACGACGCAAGCTTGCCGCGCATGTCATCGCAGATAAGCTCTTGTGCTTTTAGCTCGTATTGATAATGCTTATATCTGTTATAGAAGAATCCGGCAGCCGCGATAGCCGCCCAAACCGCGATTCCTAGGATTGTTTCTAGCATCTATTCCTTTTATGGCACCAAGGCTCCGATTCGCGCTGGCACCGGAGGAGGGAATCGAACCCCCGTTTGAGGTTTTGGAGACCACCGTAATGACCACTATACTACTCCGATGATTATATGATAGCATTTTTCTTCGGCCCCGGTTGCCACCCTCCAAAGAGTCCATCATCATACGCTTTTTTCACGTATGCGCTTATAAAATCCCAGGCCATAATTGGCATAGCGCCCCTTATATAATTGCACCTGCGACAGCATGGAACCACGTTGTCAATGGTATGCCCAAGTGAGTTATCTATTCTATCAAGCCCCATCATCAGGGGAGAGCTATCGCCACAGTACTTGCACCCATTGATTATCATGTCAATAACCGACTGCTCGCTAATATGCGGATCGCCAAAACCATGCTTTATGTCCCACGATTTGCAGTTTGTGACTATCCAGTAAGCCCTATGCGCCGGATTGGTCCTAGATATAGAATTTAGCCTTCTTTTCCTGTCTAGAGCCTCTTCATATATTCCATTTCGCCTGCTCGTCTCTAGGTCTCTAATAGATTCGCATTTCTTGCACATCGAACAGAAGTATTTCTTACCACACCGAGACCTAGTTTTGTGAAATTGGTCTGCCGTTTTTTCCTCAAAGCAAACAGAGCATTTGCGTATCGCCCTATTTTCCTTGTAATCAACAACGGACGATATGCACTTACCTTTGTTTCTGTAGTAGTATTCCCTACGGTATCTTCTGTCGCGGTCTAACTTTGATTCTTTTATCCCTGTATCTTCCATCTACTTTTAGTATTTCACATCCAAAGCAGCAAGTCAATAAGACAACGGAGGTTCGCGGGTTTGGAGTCCGCAGTCCTGAACCACTAGACGACCCTGATAACTTAATCATAACACGAAACTGGAGGGCATAATTCGGGTCGAACGGATATTGACGGCTCCACAGGCCGCCGCATTTAACCAGTTATGCTATACGCCCTAAGCATGGTGCCAGCAGATGGAGTTGAGCCATCGGGGAGGCTTAGCCTCAACGGGTTTACAGCCCGCCCCCGCCCACTACGGGACTATACTGGCAAAAGAGAGGGAGGCCGCATGAGTCGAACATGCTGTTCCTAGAAAACTGCTCCGGCTGCACATCCCATAAAATCTCGCGCATGGACCTTTTAATACTCGCTGTTCCGTAGATGCCTAGCGTCTCTCTACCCTTATTGGCGCGTCTATTCGGGCAAGTCCACTAACTAAGTTTACGCCTTCATGAACGCCTTAATTGCAAAAATAGCATCAACAACGTCCTGGGTCAGCGGAACCACCGTATTTGACGGAGTAGATAAAGCGCAGAACGCAGGATTCGTCATGATATCAGTACAAAGCTCTAACCCTGCCGCCGTAACCTTATCTTTACTGAGGGGAACGGGAGCTGCCGGAATAACCGTCTTTCCAGGTGTTGGCGTTCCGCCTAAAACATTGGCCGTGAGTGCTTCCTGGACACTGACAGTGTGGGTACTCCACGCTGGATATCCATCTAACCCACGAACAACGCAGTCATAGGTAAAACTAGGACCAGTGATATCCCCATACCCAATAACCCAATTCTTTACGGGCATATCGTAGTTGAATTGTCCTGAAGCCGATACAGTTGGGAACTTATAAAAGTTCGACAACGGAACTGGAGAAATTACGGAATTTTTCATCTTGTTTCCTTCAATCAACCAACATAAATCGTTATTTGGGCGTGTTGAGATCGTCAACGTTTCACGGGTTCACCCGTGCGTCCTTTACTAGACGAACGCCCCATCCAGATGGCGGGATTTGAACCCGCGACCTACTCCCCTATTGGGGAGCTGCTCTACCAGACTGAGCTACGTCCAGATGTTTATCATGGCTCTCGGCCCAGGATTCGGACCTGGAACCAACACTTTAACAGAGTGCCGCTCTACCTGAATTTGAGCTAGCCGAGAACAAGCCCCACTTCAACTCTTCGGTTTATCTTCCTTGTTAACAGGAGGTTTCTCTCCCCATCCTGGCATTGGTTGCCCATCAACAGTTTTATTAACACAAGACATATCGTTGTTTCCTTTATCAATTATAGCACAGTACCAAGAAACTAGTCTCTATCCGGATGTTCCTTGCGCTCGATCAGCCTGTTTTGGTCGGGCGTGAAGAATCCTAATCCGCCCTGTTTCTTGTCTGTTCGCACAATCCAGGCCGTCTCTTCCATTTCGCCAAGAGTCGGCATGGCTCGATTCTGATATTGATTGCACTCCGCAACCTCAAACGGAAATACCCTCATGCCATCCTGCATAATGGAATAATTGCTACACCCACGGATAACTTGATTACCCACGCCGCGAATCTTAACTCCGAACCTACAGGTGCGACAGGGGCTCTCCCCAGATACGGTTGTGCCATCCTCAACTTTAAGAACTACTCGATTATATGCAAATTCGTCCATGGTAGAACTCCTTAAAGGCTTAATCGTAGACTTCTAGGTACGAAACTGTCTTCCAGATCGTCTTGTCATATGCAACCGGGAATGGATCATACTCCACCCCATTTGAGTATACCATCCAATGGCCCTTTTTTCCGTTAATTACCTTGGACCTTATGATGCATAGCTTTGGAAACTGCTTATTTTTCCTAACCCTCTCCAACTTACCGCTATTCTTGAAACCACACATATTCAAAGCTCGGGCCAGCTCATCCACGTTGGTGCAGTGGTTATGTCCAACTATCAGACATGCGGATTCTAGGCTGATATCCAATATCATTGCTAGGCAGGTCTGGCCGCAGGTATAGGACTCAATTGGTTGGTGCAGTTGCTTCATCGTGCCCAGTATTTCCCTAGAATCTGAGTAAGCTGTTTTACGATTTCTTCGATGGTCATACTATTTTACTCACCCTTGTCGGAGAATCGGACACCATAATCATTAAAGACTTCGGAAAGTCCACACGTACAGTCGCGCAAGGGCCAGTTGCAGCCTTTTTCGTGCTGGCCGTACCTTCTAATCATACCGCAAAGACGGTCAAAACGGGCCTTAACGTACAAATTTAGGCCGGGAACGACCTCCGGGGAGTAGTTTGTGCCAGCGCAGTAGAGCATAACGTCAAATTTCTCGCGTTTGTCGTCGTTTTCTACCTCTTTTAGCCTATTTTTTGCACTTGCAAGTTTCAGATTTAGGTCTTTGTTGATTTCTTCGTACTTTATAAGCTCCTTGGCTACGTCTTGGCCCTGAATTGTCGTTTGTTTCGCCACTTCTCACGCTCCTAATACGATGTTCCGCGCTCTCCACGCTTCCAGTATCCCTTATCGTCGTCCCATGAATTATCCATCGTTATGTTGGTTGTTTGCGGTAGGTAAAATTCAGCCATCTTTGCAATTAGCTGTGCCTTATCATCCCGTAGCCGCTGTTTTTCGGCTTCTATCTTAGCCTTAGCCTTTTCAATTTCTTCCTCCTGGCTTTCCCACGGCAGCCGTGGAGCGTCAATCAATAATGGCACCTTCTCTATGAAGTCCAGTCCAGCCTTGTAGTCTAATTTTATCGACTCCGGCTCCTTCTCTTTTCGCTCCGGATAGAATTGAAAACCGTCTACTCTCAGAAATGTTTCAGGAGGAAACTGTTTAATTTTCCAGAATCCAGTCTTAATATTGCTTGCCTTCATCAGATCGTGCATACAGCCCAAGCAGATGCGTATATGTTCCTCCTTGCGTTCCACTATTAAGCAGATATAAACGTAACGGTCATTGGGTACGTGCGTATGCGGCAATGTGAACGCGCCCCAGTAGCATTCTTTCCCATCTTGCCCGTAATCGTGGGCCTTCATGCACGATTGGTCACGAGATGTGATTTCAAGCCCACAGTCCAAGAATGGATTATATGCAGCGTAGTCTTCATAGGTATATCCCCTGTACGTGCCTTTTGGGTCTGGTTCGTTTGGAATGGCCTTTAGATCACACTTTGCGGAGAACATAACTCCGTATGCGCGGCAACGCTTGCAGGGCCGAAGCCCCTGGATGTTATTCTTCGCCGGGAAATAGCATTCCTTGCAGATCCACATTTTCTTGTTCATCGTCTTTGTCTCCATATCGTTCCTGTACCAGCTTCTTCAGTATACTCCCATGACAAAATTTTGGAGCACAGAAACAACCAAGATCATGGCCGCGAAGTAGCCCCAGGCTTTTCATGATTACCGCATTGCCACGCGCGTATGGTTCGTATTTTGCAATCGCCTCTTCTCGCGTTGAGCACTGGAGCTTTGCTTTCGTCTTATCTAATGGAAGGTGGGTATATGGATTCCCCCACATTGAGCCGCGCCCTATGTATATGTAACTTCCCGGCTTAGCCTTGCGGACGTTGACTACCCGCATCTCGTAACGATGCTCATGCTGCGGCCCTTGACGGCATCTAGTAGGTGATCGTCGCAGCGGGTATACGTAACAGCATCAACATGCTGAAGCCCCAACTCGGTCACGATCCATCGCACTTCCTTCAGGCAGGGAATGGTCAGTGGCTTGTCGCCATCTCCACGCTCAGAGCATCCGCATTCTGAGCTCTTGGTTACTAGGATTGTAACATAATCACATCTGATCTTCATGGAAAACCTCCATAATCATTATTGTATCACGACCCATTCGCCAAGTTCGTTAAGCACTTCTACCTTGATGTCTTCTGGTTTTAGCGATCCATCAACACGTCGTTTCATATCTTCTATGGATTCCTGCTCTACGTTTCCAAGGCGTCTCGACGTTTCAGCCTTTAGCCAGTGTGCCATCTCGGGTGAATTAGCCATGTGCTCAAACGCAGCCTTCTTATTCTGAGATTGCATCCGCTCTTCTCGCCCTTCGCCTACAGCACCAGAGGGACGGTGACGATACCGACAACCAACGCTTGTGGAATTGAGCCGACCACCGCCACAACCGCCCACACGGAACGTCTCAAATTCAAAATCGCTTTTGGTTAGACTTAGAATTAGTTTCTTTTCGCTCATGGAGTAATGATAGCATGTCCGTGAATGCCGAGTAGCTGCATCGCACAAACCGACAGGTGGGACGTAATCTCGGATCGTCGCTCGTCGTTAGCTTTACCCTTTAGTATAAGTTCTAGATGATGCGTGGCTGCGTGAGAGACCTCATGAATAATATCCTCCGCTAGCGTAGCAGAGTTTGCGCATACAGCTATAGTCTGGAAACACTTCCAGCCACCCTCGAAGGTATCCCCCATGGGAAATCGGTAGCACGCAGCAACGGCAAGGCTGGACACATGCCAATCCCCATCTTCCATCGTGTTCTCCCAGGCGTCCCAATCTGAATGTGTATCAAAGACCAGCAGCTTAACGAAATACTTACTACGCGGAGACATGCGTAGGCGAAACTCACGAACCTTGAACTTCTTTTTCACCCATTTCTCCCTCTAGAATGGCTATTTTTTCGTCTAGATAGAACTTGGCTTTCTTCAAGTCTTGAAGTTCTGTATTTCCAGACTTGAATCCGCAGCGCCCTACATACTTCATTACATTACCAAGCCAAAAGTCAAGATTCCACGCCTTGATTACGTCTATTGGCTGTGGGGATCTTCGCGTATAGTGTTCAGGCTGGTAGATGGGGTCGGGCTTTGGCTGTCTTATGACACACCGAGCTAGTTCTTCATCTTGCTCTCTTAGGCTTCCGTCAAAATCTTCCATAGTTATGCTCCCTCCATGCTTATTAGTTTCTCGGACACAACTACAATCTCGCCACGCTCAACCCCTATAGTAACAGAGGCTTTGGCCTTTTTGTTGAATACTAGGTCTGCTACTGGGGCCAGTATGTTGGTTTGGATACACCGTTTCAGATCCCTAACTCCGTATTCTTTACTATAGCCGCGTTCCAGGATTAGCTTACGAGCCGCCTTGGTTAGCGTCATCTTAGGAGACGCAACGCCAAGTCGCTTGTCTAGATGTGTTTGCAACTCCTCAAGCTGCATATCTAGGATTCGTTCAGTGTCTTTGAGGGATAGCGTCTTATACGTCACTACTCCGTCGATACGGCCCATAAACTCAGGAGAGAACCGCTTGCGAGCAGCGGACATCCCCGCTTTCTCTTTTCTTATGGTATGGTCTGCGTCGGTTGGTAATCCAAGATGTCGATTGGTTGCCAGCCTATTCATCTCCGCAGATCCCAGATTAGAAGTCATAAAGATTAAGCTATTCTCGAAATTAACAACAGTATTATCGCCGAGTTTTAATTGTCCACGGTCTAACAGTCCAAGAAGTATCCTATCGAACGACGGAGCAGCCTTTTCTATCTCATCAAACAGGATGATGGATAGTGGGGATGCTTCGGAAGTCACAGAAGTAACTCTAGCCATCGACAGTACCGCGTGGGTTTCCCTGTGGCCCAGGTAACCGGGTGGCGCTCCAATGAGCTTTGCAACTTCGTGGTCTAGCTGGTATTCTCCGCAATCTATGCGGAGAACGTTCTTATCTGAGCCGTGGACAATTTTAGCTAAGTTATGTACTGTCTGCGTCTTACCTACACCAGAAGGCCCAAGTAATAGAAAAACGCCAGCGGGACGGCCCTCTGGCGATAAACCGGACATTGATATTTTCAAGTAAGGAGCTAACTCATCCAGCGCCGCGTCTTGTCCAATAATTAGACTTTTGAGTTCTGCTACTACATCCTTGTTTGCAAGTTCAGTCTGTGGCAATGGCGTACTCCTAACTTAATGGTAGCACGCCACGCTGACTTAGATGGTTAATTCTCCGGCTGCGCCCCATGGACCTTGATCTTCTACGGGTAGGGGAAAGACAGACAGTGCTAGCGCCTCTGCCGCCGCTGCGACGACATAAACGTTCCTGTCGTTCAAGACCTTTCCGCTGCTCGCGGCCTGTAGTCCGAGAGACCTTACTAGATCACTCTGTAGCTCTTGGCGTTCGTAGAGCCATCGGTCTGGATTTACTACCGCCTCATTGGCCAAAAGAGATCCATTCTCTGCCTTCTGATCTTCTAGGTCCTGTTGCATGGCTTCTACTAGATCAGCCAATTCGTCATTCATTTCTTTTAGTTCTTCTATATGACTCTCCGTTTCTGGATCTAGCTTATCAGCCAACCAAATTCTAAATGTGTCAAACATGTTATTACTCCTTTACTTCTTTACTATCTTGTCTCGCGCTTCCCAGTAGGCGAAGCTTTCTTCTTTGTCGCTTTCTGATACTAAGTGCGGCTCAGACGTGTAATGCTCACACCATTCCGAATGCTGTCCGCTTTTGAAAATGCACTTAAAACAGCACTTCTCTGGGCTAGGCTTAAACCTTCCAGTCCTAATAGGGTGTGTTGTTTGCTTCGGCTTCTCCACTTGCAACCTCCACCTTCTTTAGCTCTTTTTCTGCAAACCAAATTGGGCCATCAGGATAGAACGAGAACTCAACAGCATAGAGTGTTCGCCCTTCTTCGCCAGTGGTTGTCGAAACCACCTTCCCCATCTTACCAGAAAACATCGACCAAGGTGTGTTTACTTTCGCGTTGTTGCCTACCGTAAACGCATCTTCCCGTGTCACGTCCCACGTCTCGCCAGCAGATGTAACAACTACGAATGAGCTTTCGTCGGATTGGATGGTAGCGGCAGATGGGTTATTTTTTACGCTTGGCTTTGGGTTTCTCTGCTTTGCCATCGGCTTTCCTCTTTCCTATGTGTAACTTTCCGGGCGCGTCTCTAACGATTATTGGATCTTCGGCTAGTGCTAATTCCAGTTGACCGCGCAATAGTTCATTTTCCGCAAGTGCTTCCAGCCTCTGGGCGTCTAGCTTACGCGCCAGCGCTTCCCACACATCCAGCTTCTGCCAGAAGTCTTTCTGGTTATGGTCGTATGTCTCGCGCCATAGCTGGATTGTGTTCCGAAGGCGTGAGTTTTCCCGAATGCTTAGGCATAGTGGAACCAGCAGCATCAGTACCATTGCAAGAAACGCAATTATAGTAATCATTCGTGATACCCTAAATCCTTTACTTCTTCCGTAACGTCGTACTCGTCTATGATTCTGAAGACGTTAGCGTTGAATTCGTCAATAGCCAACCCATTATTTAGCTCCGGGTATGTATCTTCAACCGCCTTCGCGTGCAGAAGCGTATTCATCTTTTCCTGAATATCATGCACGGTATCCAGAATTTCTCGCATGTCTTTGTATTCGTTATAGTTCATTGGTTCACCACCCACCTTCCATCATAACACGTTAGTCCCGCCCGTTGTCTAGTTCCGGTTCTGGGAAGTGATCGTGCACTTGGCATATGCTCATTTGTGGATCATCGTCCGTTTCGTCTACTGCCCACTTAGCCGGGAACCAAAACTCGCAGAATGGGCACTTAATAATTTGATCTACGATGTCCTCTTCGCACATGCCCTGAATGCAGCATAGATCGGAGCCGAAACAGAGCGATTTATCCTTGTTGTCCATACCGAGTGCTCCTAGTATGCTGACGGAACGTACCACTTAAACCACTTGCAGTGGTTGTCTGCGTTTATTGCCGAAGGATTTTCCCTCACGTTAGTCTGCACCTTCGTTTCTGGATGAATTGGAGAGGCTGGAATTATCGTATAGATAATATTATCCGGGTAATTGCAACGATACTCGCGCTTCCCATTCAGCAGCAAAGTACTTTCACAATAATCACAGTTTATGCAATAGACCTTTTTAGGCTTAAACCACTTCATAGTTAGTCTCCCGCGTCCAGCGTACCGCATTTCTCCGAATATCTAAGGTATTTCTCTATCTTCTCGCGCTTTCCCTTAAAGGATAAGGGCCGAATACCGTACAGCCCAGTCAGAGAACCCTCTTCAATGAGCATCTGGGTGACGGTCAATAGGTCTTCCATCTCCTGGATGATGCGTTGAGCATTGGTGCTTTTGTGCAGTGGCTGCGTTTCGTCTAGCCCAAAGCGTAAAGCCTTGCTTGCCCGGTGGGCTACCTCGGCGCATTCTTCGGCCATAATTGTAAAAAGGTGCTCTGTCCTATTCATACTGGTTTCTCCTTTTGCTGTATCGTGAACTTTAAGGTAGATAGATCGTATCCGCGTAACTCAAGCTCTCGTAAATATCCAGAAAAGTGAGACTCGTGGACGTGGCCGTAGATCATCTCGGACAGCTTGGGGGGATCGTCTTTAACCACGTGGCCGTATCCAGAGAACATCATATTTAGGAGTGAACCATCGCACTTGCTGGCCCCACCACCACCCCAGTTATAACAAATATCTGGGCTATCGCCATCAACGCGGCCCCAGTAAACTATCAACTGTCCAGGTTTTACTTTCGGCTTACGGAAACGCTTTGTTTTCATAAGCCTATAGTAGCACGTTACGCGAGTTTGTATAGTTCGATTTGGCGAGTCATTGCGTGCCATGCTGAAGCGGGTTGAGGATCAGGCCCAGGCCATGCATTAGTCGTTCGGCAGTGATAGGTCTTCAACTCTTCTTCACTTGGGTTGTTGCACAGGTCGGGATCTTCCGCCTTCTCGATGCCATAGGGCCAGCAGGAGGAATGATAATATTTAATTACGTGCTTGCGGCGTAGTAGATTACGTCGTAAGCCATGATTGACGGCTTCGCGGTCCAGCCATCGCTTCATGCCATCGGAAATCATTGTGGTCCCTTGTGCCGCGCTGCCATTGCAGCAGCCGCCTCGTCTCCGTTTATCGTGTCAAACGTCAGGGGCATGGTAGTAGTAGTTAGCACAGGCCAATTGCCTCTTTTATAGTTCACCGCATGCCCACGACTGCATCGCATAGCGGCGCTACAGGTATTGCAATCTGGAACATACACGTATTTTCCGGTTGTATCATAGTAGCTTGGCGAACAGGCCATGAGCGTACAGGTTACAGTCATGTTAACGGTAACCGTAGACGTTACGCCGAAACGATGACATACGGAGCATTTACCGTTTTCTAGGTAGGCTGGTTGTGACCACAACAAGGAGAGTACTAATATAAAAATGCTATTCATTGCTTTCTCGCTTTCTTGTATACCAACATTCGCAATACATCCTCTAGCAGCTTGACGCAATACCCAGTCGTCGGTTTTCCTGAGGTATTGTAAATCTCCACTTCGTTCTTATAGTATGCCACGGCCACATTGATATCGTGGACGTTTGCGCCTGTTGTAATTCGCCGCGCATCAGCAAGGAGTTGTGCGTCAATGGGAAATCTATGCATGAAAGTGTATTACGGTTGTAAGGATGGCGATTTGGAACATGATTAGAATAAGCATTGCGGTTAACGCGTTAAATTGTTTATCGGTCATAGCTTAGCTCCTTCCACCGATCAACCAACTGGCCAGCGTGATCCAAGAATAAAGCACGAACGATGCGCCGAGGCCAGCAAGCATACACCCCCAACCGAGCGCCTCCGCAACCGCGACGAGTGCGGGTAATATCAGGACTGCGAACATAGACCACCCGCAGATTTTACGTATCGTCATGGCTTGGCTCCCACGGCAGCTAAAAGGGCCTCGCAGCGTTGCGTGGGCGTGAGGCGGATGCACCACAGCGCGAATTCCATCCATCCATACTCGTCGCGGATTTCCGGCGTGCCTGTTTTTGCTTCAAAGCCAGCTTCGACGTGGTGCATATATTCACCGCGCAGCCCCCGCCGGTCAATCTCTTCCTCCGCGACGGTACAAGCGTCGAGGGATCGCGCGAAGTCGGGAATCTCGTCTCGATGCTTTGTGACGTCGTTTGTGCAGAAGCAGCGTCGTATTGGGCTACCCCAGCACCGCGGGCAGAGTCTCCACCCCATCACATCGACCGCGATTCTCGCGTTCGTGTCAGTCGGCGGCATTCTCGGCCTCCTTGATGCTGCGTTTCAGCCTGCGAATGGCCGCGCGGATGGCCGACTGATGCCGGTCATGGCCCCAGTCAATAGCCTTTGAGGAGTTAGAATACGAGGGCACGTCTCTAACCATGTCTTTGATTTCAGCCGCCGCCCGCATCCCGGCGATGAAACCCTCTTCTGCCGCCCTGTTTAGTAAAGACAACGTTCTATCTTCTGCCGCAAAGTACGCTACTCTGTAAGGCTTCGCGATCTTGTCTGCGATGTTTCGCACTTTTTTTAGCGTCAGGTCAGACATTCTCGCCCCCTTGCGCTGCCATGCGGTCGAGTTCGTCGGCGCAGTCGCGATATATTTCCCTGTCGGGGTCACCGACCATCAGCGCTGTAAGCCGGAACTTCGTCGCCGCTTTCGCCAGCCCCTCGGCCTTCGCGCGGGCTTTGAGGGCGGCCAGGATGGTCTTTGCATCTCCGCGATGATCCGAAGTCAGCCAACATCCGAGGGCATCTTGCGGACGCTGGCCCATCATTAAGGCACTGGCTACTCGGCGTGCGAACTCAACTGATTCGTCCAGCGCCGCCGCCAGCCCCTCGGCCTTCGTGCGCCAGGAGTCGCGCTCCTCGGCCAGCCACGTGCAGAGATCCGCATGATCGGGCCAAACCAATTCATTGCCCGGATGCGCTGCCTGCCATGTCTTGATTGCCCGCATGTCCGCTTTCCAGCGAAGATCGAACGTGGCTTGTAGTTCGTCGCGATCCTCACCGCATGCAATCAGCGCCTTCTGCGCCTCCACTGGCCAGCCTGTGTGCATGGCGACGTTGCCCGCCGCGAAACTGAGGGCTTGGCGCTCACGGAGCAACCCGTCGCGCTCGGTCGTCCGCGCCGCCAATTCGGCGATGGCGGCATCCCTCGCTCCGGTCAGGACGTAGATTTCTTTCCGTTGATTGTGGACGCGCATCACGGAAGACGCGAGTTCGGCGGTCAGTCGGGCGACTTCGGCCTTGAGGTTATCTCGGCCAGTAAGATAATCGCCTAGTTCGTTCATTCCCCGCCACCTGCTACCGCTGTTTTCTGGTCGTTATCCCGCTCTGTACTATCCAGCATGGATGCCCTAACCCGTTCTTTCCAGAGGGCCTCCGCTTCCGGTGTGCCCAGACTCTTGCGCAATCCTTCAACTATCTCGCGTAGATCGTACTCGGCTTCGCTCATTCGTTGCCGCCTTTCGCCGCTTTGGCTGGCCTCATGCAATCAATAGCCTCCCGTAATGTGCGCTGCCCTTGGAGCAGCCCGAGACCTCGCAGGTGCTGTGAGAAGTGCTCGCCGCCAGCCAGATTGTGCAGCAGCAGCGGCTCACTCCTCATCTCCGCTTCAAGTAGGTCGATTCGTGCAGAGTCGGCAGCGTGCGGGCAGGCTTGCGAGGCGGAGAGAGCGTCGCCCGCCGCATGGAAGGCATCATAGAATCGGTTCAGAAGATCGGGTTTTGCGGCTTGCATATCTGCGGGCATAACCGCTCGCAAGACATGAGCAACGCTGCGCATTTCGGTCAAAAGTTCCCGCATCCGGCACTCCCGCGACTGGGAGGCCGCGAGTTCGGTACGTTGCGCGTCTAGCTTGGTTTCGTACTCATCTATTTCTTTTTGGCTTATCATGTTTTCTCCTTAACCCATAATAGCATGGATGATCAATTATTTGGCGATTCTTCCCACTCTCCACCCATTGACTCAATCACACCTTTTGCTTCCCTGTCTGCCACAAACCAATCGTGCCCACCCTCCCAATCTCAGCCAGCGAACAGGCATTCCCATTAAACATGGACTCCCGCTGGTCGTCTCTCGTGCTGTTAATGCTTATCTGTAATCCAGCCTCTCCATGGTATAGCCTGTTCTTCATTCGCATCCATGTATGCACAAACGTCTTTAACCACTCATTTCTCTTCGGCATCATCGTAGATACCACCGGATGTACGTTATATGTATCGTTCATGTGCGTGTGCAGCCACTTTCCTAAATCCAGCACAACCGGATTCCATGTCGGCTCCCCCATTCTAGCCACATGCACGTTTAGCCGCCTTGTCTCTGTCACTTCTGGGTGCAGTCCCACAGCCGCCAATACCTGTCCGGTCAAATCATAGAACGTTGCATTCTTCCCAGGCCCTACCCTCGGCACATCGCAGAACCCGCACCCCATCGAACATCCATACTGGCTGCTAATTGTTACCACCCACTTCTCGCTCAGCGGCATACACGCCTGATGCCTTACCGCTCTATGCTGGTTCAGGTTAATGCCCTTGCCATAGTCTCCCAGAGACAAGAACTCCAGCGAGCCCTTCTCGCCTTTTCCTATACAGATGTCTCCAGTAGGTACACTCAACCTGCGCGTTATCTCCATATGCGCCATCTCCTTAATGCTTATCGTACCATAGTTGCGCTCTCATCTTGCTGGCTCATCTTACCCGAAAGCTCCAATGCTTTTTAAAATCTCACTCGCGCATAGTCTGTACTCCATAGCTAAACCAGCGTACACCAGTGCCTTCGTCACATCATCATGTAGCCCAAGTTCATCGTTGATCCTAGCTCGGATGTCCATCTTGTCTGCAATCTCTAGATATAACGCAGCATTAGCCACAGAGCGAGTTCTAAGCATTGCGTCAAATTCTTGCCTTGTCATTGCTTACCCCTTAATCGTTATAACACGGATTCGTTTTTTATTTTTTATCAAAACCAGTGGAGGGGGTAGCCCCAATTTAAGCCTCCGCAATCATGCCACCACCCCTTTCGCCTTCCTTTCGCCGTTCGCCTTTCCTTCACACCCATCATAAGATAGGACAGATATCTATGTAATGCGTTCGTATGGGGAACAAACGGCAAAGACGAAGAAAAAGCGATATCGCCTTCCCTTCTCCCTATGCTTCCCACCCTCCCGCTTTCGCCTGTGCTTCGCACTCACTAGTGCATTCATAGTAGTACTCTTGGGGGGCGAACAAAAGGCGAAGCGACAGTACGAGTACTATGTTTTACATACTAATACGTTTCAGTATTTCACTTATGCTTGATTCTGTACGGTGAGCATACCTGCCTATGTGTATGATTCGACTATGGTTTCATTATTTTCCGCTTCTTTCGGTATGCAAACAGAACGCGATGAGGGCAGCCCATTCCAGGTATTAGGGTACAATAGGGTTGAATTCGAGTGTCAGCCTGGGGTATTAGCGTACAATAGAGAGAGAAGCAATAGTATGGCCTAAGGCTATTGGTATGAGTGACATGCGAAGCATAGCAGCTCGAAGTGAGTGCATGAGAACAAAGGGCGAAGGTCACAGGCTAGCATAAAGGTATTAGCATGGGGGTACTGCGAAGAGACGGAGAACACGAACAGACGACGAAACGAGCATAAGCTTGTGCACCTATATAAGTAGATACAAGTGATGCAGCAGAGTGAGAGCGGGATTGACTCCAGACGCCTCGGTCTAATAGTTAGACAAGAGATAGGCACCCAGGCGTAATATACTTGGACAGGCACGGCATGAGAAACTTGGAGCACCACGAACAAAAAGCGAACAGGGAAGATAGCCGAACAGATGGCGAAAACCCGGTAACGCTTACCGCATGGTAAATCTTACCCGGTAAGTATTCCCGAAGATAGTTATCTTGAAGGCATAGCGTATCAATAGAATCAACAGCTTAGGGAGTGGCAACAGCATTGCTCTTATCATACCGTCCGACGAACTCACACGGACCCGCGAAACGACTGGACAGCCAGAAAAGCCAAGCGCGGATTGACAAAAGAATCAGACCGGACCCCAAACGCGATAGCAGGATCTAGATTGGGTTTCATGGGAAGCCGAGAGAATCACCCGCAGACATCCCCGCCGTCAGCCACTCCGCAAAGAGACCAGCAATGGTTCAGGCAATAGGCATAGTGGATCAACAAGCCGAGTGAAGATCAGAGCCAGCCCACACCGCACGAGTAGGAACGAAATCCCCCGAGCGGCAATGAAATGACAGGGTTAAACGCAGGATACCCTAGTGGTACAGTAAGCCGATACCCGAGATGCCAGCACGATGCAATAACAGCATCGAAACATCGCACGCCAGCAGCACAGGACTAAGCCCCTGCTAGCGTCCTACCAAGAGGATACATGGATACCACCGGAACGCATGGAAACGCGGAGAAACGATCCTAGACTCAGCACGACCCCACACAGGAGACGAGCAGATTCTAACCGAGACACAAACCGATCGAACAAACGAAAACGACTTGACGAGCCAACACGTTAACCATTAAAGAGCGGACAACGGCATACGGGTAAACTCCGAATTGCACGCGCCTATCAATAATGCTAAATCGCAACGCGCCCAACGTGTTAGCCCGTCCAGTCTATTAGCTGCATTCAAACCGAGTACAGCTTATAGGCTGATAAGGACAGCCCACCGTGAAGAACAAGAAACGTAACGCAACGCTTCAGGCCGTAGTAGATAAGGCCAACGAATTCATGAACGAATCCCCCGATAGCGACAGGCCAGCACGCAAGATGCTAGCTGTATTCGTTGACTCCCTGTTATTCGAGGCCCGATGCTACAACGGATATAATTATCTGTATTGGCTTGAGACGGGCTATGATCAATGGGTTAAAGATGGAAGACCAGACTTCCTTGAGAAAGACCCGTATATCTACGGACCCACGGGAGACGATTCACGCGTTAGATTCTACTAGACACCATAGACGCCTAATGATTAAACCCGTTAGGCGTCCAGTCTATAGATAGCCTAGTATTAACGTATTAGACTATGCATAGGCTACAACGTCCAATAGGGAGAAAGTATGTTTATCCGAATCAGTAAGAGAACCGCACGGAAGATGTTCACCGAAGGCAAGTCCTTCTATATCATCGCTCACAAGATGCGCCCCGGTTATCCTTTCAGTATGGGAATGACCGTCTATCCCACGGAATACACCGAAGGCCAGTCATTCGATTACATGCTGAACAATTGGAACTTCTACAATTCCAGTTGGGAGACGGGATACTACCCCGCGTTCTATCTGGAACGGTGACGCCATGCAACCAGCACGATACAGACTCACCCAAGCATACGGAAAACACGTTACACTCATAGGTGTATACGCCCACTTCAAAGACGCACAGCGCGCAAAAGAGCAGCACTGCTCCGAATTCACAAACCAGGGATATGGACTCTACACCATAACCGAGACGACTACGCCCGAACCACAGGAGAGATGAGAAATGGACTTCAGCAGCTTGTTCAAAAAAGGGATAACCTTGATATCTGTCAAGACATCTCAAGTAATGGGAACCAGTAAAAAACTTTCAGACGCGGGCAAAACAGCCATTGCCGAGCGTAATGACATGGCCCCCGAACGCTTGAACGCCACGAAGGTTATCGCTAAGAGTGAGAATCTGAAGAAGCTAACCTCTGAGAAAACCGCATTCATGGCATGGATCACAGAACATTGTGTCCCGGCCACGGAATTCTTGCGGAGTGGCTGCTACTTTATTGATCGTAGCCTACTCGAAGACTTAGAAAACCAGCACGCCCAAACACTTCAAAATTGCGACTCGCTGTTAGTCGCACTCAAAGAAGAATGGTCCAGTATCCGTGAAGCTTCGCGCCGTGAATTAGGTCATGAATGGTCTGAAGACCTGCTACCCGAGACGCCGGACGCCTTGATCGCTCAATTCGGCATCACCTATCAGGCTTTCGAGCTTAGCATTCCAGATGGCATGGACCCTGCAACCCACCAGCGAGAACTTGACAAGGCCAACGGAGCATTGAAAAGCGCCTACCGCGAAGTAGAGTTAACCTTGCGCGATGAGATGATCAGCGCAGGCAACCCCAACGGGTTACTGGTAGCGCTAAAGAAGCGCCTTGATTCATTCGGGCAGACCAAAGGAGACCGTTTCCGCGAAGCACTGCTAACCAACGTGCTTGACTGGTGCGCCCGAGTACCACAGCGCAACATCTCAGAGAATCCGCAAATTGCACAGCTTGCAGACCTAGTGTATGCCAGTGTGTCAAGCTGGAACGTTGACCGCTTCAGAGACGACGCGAAAGAACGCGAGCAAGCGAGTGAGAAGATAGCGGAATTTATCCGCGAATTCGACAGGGTGTAGTACTGTGAAGACAGGGCGATATCTAACCGGGTATTGACCCTGTATTGACCGCACTAGACCACATCCAACAATTGGACATTATGACCACACTATCAGACATTCACGAACCCGCAGCCGTAAGGATGCGACACCCACAACGCGAGAACTCCAGAGCACGCCACGAGCGCAACGCTAGGACAGACAAGACCGAGCGCACCTGTAAGACCTGTAACGCGACCATAGATCAGACGGACGCGCCATTTGTGCGCATGTATTGCGACACTTGCAACGCTGGACAATAGGAGACATGAAATGTATCGGCCCTGTACTTCGAGATTCAAAGGGACCACTTGCAACCGATGCGGTAAGGTTATCGGACTTGGCACTACGATATACGTGGATTCTAACGAAGCCGTAAACAAGAAAGCCCGTTGCTATAGCTGCTACGAACAGACCAAAGACGGACAGAACAAAGACGGACAGAACCCGCAACCGCCAGATGCCCCTATGCCAAAAGACATAGCCGATGCAATCACGGCACCTCAACCCGTTGACGAGTCACGCATTCGAGATATCGCCAAAACCGAATCCCTCAAGACGATCAAATCATGGGGAGACGAGAAGTGTACGGAGATCAAAGACCACGTTTTGACCCGCACCGAGGATATCATTCGGAAGACAGCCGAAAAGGTATTCAGGGACGAAGCGAGTAGGACCGTTATACTCCAGACCTCAGACCGGAAGATAAAAATCAATGGCGCACACTGCCAAACCGCCGACCTTGCACAGCTAATAGCAGCACGACGCCACACCTACATATACGGTCCACGCGGAACGGGAAAGACCCACGTAGTGCTACAACTATGCGCGGCCCTTAACCTCCGAGTCTATATGGAATCTGGTAACCCATTCTTTACTCCCCACGACTATAAAGGTTATATGAATGCAATGGGAAGCTACACAGCTACTGCCCTGTATCGTTTCCTCACTTGCGCCGAGCCTTGCGCCCTGTTTATTGACGAATTCGATAGACAGCGAGTAGATGCGCCCAGCGTACTCAATAGCCTATTGGCCCAAGGTCATATAACATTTCCCAATGGGGAAACCCATCACCTCCGCACCGATGGAACACAGGTTATCATCGCGTCAGGCAACACCGCCATGAGAGGTGGTTCTACCGCCTACGCCGCAGCCAGCAAACAAGAACTATCCACGATTGACCGCTTTTTCTATCTCTACTGGCAGATAGACGAGAACTTAGAATCTAATATCGCTCAGGGTATCAGCCCGAAACACAGCGCGACTTGGGTATCGTGGATTAGAGCGATACGCGCATGGTACAGCAAGCCCGAGAATCGCAACATGGAAGAAGATGCACCCAGCCCCCGCGCGACATTTGACGGGCTAACCGCACTCGAAACTACCACGCTACCCGTAACCTTGATAGCAGATGGCGCAGTGTTTAAGGGAATAGCCCAAGAGGTTAAAGCTAAGGTCCTGGCAGCCTGCCCACTACCCCGCTTGATTGGACGCTAGCAGCAATACGACGAGCTTAGAGCATAGCTGCACACCGCCGTTATGCTCTTTGCTGATCGGATTAAGGATACAATAAATGGAGAGGATATGAGACCCACCGAGCACACCGCCGAACAGATAAGATACTGGCGTAGCTTCCACGAACTCTTAGGCTTTGTAAGAGACGCTAGACCACCAGCAGACGCCACCTGTAGCCACGACCCGGAATTTAATAGCTGGGGAGAAGGCAACTGGTACAATACTAAGGACTTTAGCGAAGCAGTTAACCTTGCTACGAACGGTTGGGGCGACGGAGCTAAGCGCAGTATGCCCATGGTCAATGCCATCACTGCCAGCGTAGCAGCAAGAGTGGTAAGAGAAACTGTTATCACACAAGACTATCCAAGCTCACTTGGCTTTAGCGTTCCCGCTCTTTTGTCTGGTACGCCTGATTATTGGTATGCTTTCAATCAGATAGCATCAGACAATCGCCAAAGCCCACAGGTTAAACTAAGCATTTCATTATGCCAGTCATGCGGAGTACCCGCTAAAGTGATGGAACTCAAGGGTGCAGCACTCGCGGCCATCGCTAACGCCCTAGAATTGAGCGGCAAGAGCGTGCAGATTCAAGCGGACTATACCACGACGGGATATGGTGGTGGATACATGAGCGATGTATTCATTGTTAAGGAGTACGGCCAGCCCTTAGACTTAACCGCTATCATCTTTGCAATAGGCCACGCCAGCAGCCTAAGACGTATCGGTTTTGCAGCTTGGGAACAATCCCCGGTTGAGATCAGACATAAAACCGGAGTAGGTAACGGTGCATATGGAAGCCCGACCGACTGTAAAGAGACTGAACGCGGAAGCATTCACATCCCGTCCTCATACCTGTATGATGGAGAGGCAGATTGGAACAATCGCGGCAGTGTCGAGAAATGGATAGCCGCCAAGCTGGAATCATGCGGAGTGATTCTAGCCCACGAATAACAACGAACTCGGAGCGGGATAAGAACCGCTCAACCCAATAACGATTAGAGACACTCAGGAGAGCAAAGCTATGTATAACGCATACGTCCAACCCCGGACACCAGAAGAAGAAGCAGCCGCCCAAGCCGCATATAATGCACGCTACGCCGAAGAGCGCAGGGTACTAGCCGCTAAGATCCAGGCCACTACCCAGCTTATCGCGGACATTGGAGAAGCCTTGACCGCAGATCCAGACTCCAATGTACCAGTAGTCTATCTTAAAATCCGCGAAGGCAACGAACACGGGAATAATCTCCCGACGCTGGAAACCCAAGGAGACACCTATGGTCTACACTTCAGCTATGCCCGAACCAAGCCGGAAAAGCTTCACATATCTGGTACTTCATGGCCGACCTATACCAACCGACACGGCAACGTCGAAATCATGTTCCCCTATCAGGCAGGAGCCGAATCCCCGACTATCACCGTAACCGAGAGCAGGGGAGCCGCCAAGATCGCCCAGGAGATCAAACGCCGACTCTTACCAGACCTTATGAAAGCATGGGAGACCTGCAAAGATAAGGTCGACTCGACAAACGCAACCAACAGCCAGATGTATGCAACAGCCGCAAGCGTCGCCCAGATTCTAGGCGAGAAGCCGCCATCACGATCTAATAACGGTTATGAAGATGGGGTTATGGTGTACGGCAACGCCGCAACTGTTAACGTATGCGGCCAGTACTCCACGTTCACCATCCGAACCACGGACCCCGACCACGCCGCCATTGTGGCACGCCACGCAGCCGCAGCCCATGCGGAGTATATTGCATTTATGAAAGAGCGCAAAGCCCAGACCGAACTACACAAGGAGACCACACTATGCATAGTGCCGCACGCCTTTTGATCCTTTTGACGTCAGCCCTGTTGTCATGGGCTTTCATCTACTTTTGCGTAGGCTTCGGCCTATGCTTCGCGGGAATCTTTATCCCAGGCTTTAACCATTAAGGAGCACAGTATGCCAATTTTCGCGCCAGCCCTTTTGTATATTTGGACCGCATGGTACTACTACCACGCGCCCCGCGTATGGCCCACCACGCCCCCACCACGCCATCACCATGCTATGACGGCAGGAGAGCGCTAGCCCAATCAACAACGACGAGCCGGGAGACCACCGAAGGAGTAAACGATTATGGCATATACAAAATTCACGAGCATTGCCCATTCCGTAAAGTTTGGGTACGCATACGACACGGGCTATCACAACCAATCCCCAATCAATGATCATTTTCGCATGTTCGAGACGTATGGAGATGGACTCTGCCAGCATTCCGGCGATTGGGGAGTTGACCATGAGTTTCTTGCAGACTACCTGCTATCACTCGCCCAGGCCATGCTTGCGGACCCCGAGCTTTTGGAGACTGTCCGGTATCAATTCGACAGACCCGAGCGCAGCAAGATTGAATTCGCGGCCAGCATCATATTCAAAGCCGATCCAGACTATAGCTGGAGAGAGAAGAAGACCCGCTATTTCTCCATGCAAGAGCGGAAGATTAGCACAGCCCCCGGCAAGGAATACGATAAACGCTATGAGAAGGTAACAGACATCCACACCGGCAAGCCACTTGCGATCTATAATCTGGTATTGAGTGGCTACTCAAACGGACTCGAAAAGCTACAAGCCGCCATCGCAATATATGATTGGGTCTGTGAGGATGGATCGCATGGATGGATGGAACGCCCTGCCCAGTTTTGCGGATTCACCAAGAGCACCGCCGACGCTTGCGCTATCGAGAACGCATACGAGACTTGCGAATGGATCTTGAAGGCCGCATTCTTGAATGACCGCGCCAATTCAACCATTAAACGAGCCGTAGAAAACGCCAAGCCGCCATGCTGTGAGATCATCCCCGACGACACCCAGGAGGCTACCGCATGAGCGGGAAGCAACCCACCACGACGATACCGACAGAACTCCTTATGGCGCTTGTCAAATTGTTAGACATCGCCCCACCTATCCTGCTAGACTGGATTCAGACCACGGGATACGGCGAGATCCACGATAGGGACTTGTCGGCCCTATTCGACTTTCAACGCGCCATAGACTTACACCATGAGTTTATGAAAGAGAACGGAGTACAGGCATGAAGCGCACCATGTTCGATAACCTTTTGGAACTCGCAGTGGAATGCCGAAAGATCGCGGCCCTATGGGTCCGTTACTCTCGCTACGCTACAGATACGGGAGTAATCGCAGACATCCAGAACGCACTACGCCAAGGCGCTTTTGTGACCCTGCGCCAGTCTATCGACGGCAGCATGAACCAAGAAAAGCTATGTAACGCTGGAAGTGGGCATAGACATTGGCGCAATAGGCCCGTGTTAGCAGCAAGGACAAAGAAGGGACGAGCCCAGGTTAGGATAAACCTTAGCGATGGTATGCCAGCCCCCTCATGGGTTCACGTATATGACCGAGACGTTATAACCATTAGCGAGAAGCCGCTAACCACGCCAGCGGACTACACGCCAGCAGAGCAGACCGCAGCCATGAACCGCGTTAAGGTAGTACTATAAGGAAAAGGAGCAATCAACCATGATGACACGAAAAGGACCGCAATACACACCCGAACGGGACGCAGCTACCGAAGCCGCAACTATCACATATGCTGAAAAACACGCCACGGCAACGGCGGAATACATTAAGGCATGTGCAGCCGTTTACCCCGAAGACGCTAAAGGAGATGTCCTGCCACCAGGAGAAGTTATTTGGCGAGGTTGGGCATTCTCTGGATTCGTTAAGACTGAATTCGATAGCGCCAGTTACGAGAAGATCAAAGCCGCCTTCGTAGCAGCCTACGATGCCGCTATATGATTAAGGCGATTCTGCATCTCGCTTTGATCCTATGTGCCTTTTTGTGCGCCATCCCATTCATTATCATCGGCGCTATTGCATGTGCCGTACTACCAGCACCGCAAGATATAGGAGACTAACAATGCAAGACGACTTCGCTAAGATGGCAGGGTCTACGTTCAAGCTGGCGATTTTGGGAGTTGTGGCCGACGTTGTACTGGGCAGCCTTGCGCTCTGGTATACGCTCGCCCATGTGCTCACGCCCTATCTGAGCCAACAGGGAACCAGCTTCACCGCGCCGTACCTGCTTTGCCTTTCGGCCTACACGTCAATCCGTATTAGCTTGCGTATTCCCATCTTCGCAGTATGTACGCTTGCCGCCACTATCACTTTTCTCTTGACTCACGTAGTCAATGGGTTATAATCATTAACAGATACGAGATGCCGAGCGAAGCACGGCAGAGGAGCGAGGCGACTATGGCGAATAAAGGATTGATGCCCGGATTGAAGATGACACTGAACGAACTGGAAAAGCACCCCATCTCCCCAGACCAGCATGATTATTACAATTACGCAGTAGCGAAAACACACGTGATTCTGGATGCCGCAGGGGTAAACGACACGGATCTTCCGGCAGGAATCCCCCTAGAGGCCCAGGTCTTATTTGCCGGGTTTATGTCTGGTTTGACGTTCGCAACGCAGATGTTCAAGACGCCAGAGCTTGCTTCTGCAACTGCTGAGTCATTCCAAACAAACCCGATGATTTTTGTTTCCAACATGGCCGACGTTTTGGCAAAGGCCATTCAACAGAGATACAACGGAGAGCGTCAGCCGCAACTTGTTGTGCTGCCTAAGGATCTTTTTGACACAATGCAAGCCCTAGGGTTCAGCCCGGCAGACTTTGGATGTGAGTCGGAGCCGAAAGGGAAGGCCCAAGCCGCACCGCAAAAAACCCCCACGCTTGACGACTTGGAAAAGCTTTTCAGCCTGAAAGATGACAGACCCAAGAACTAAGGAGATGCCCAACCATGAAAAATGATAAATTACCGATGCCCATCATGTTCCAAGAGCTTTTAGATAAAACCCCGCAGACCATTTACGCTGAAGGCGCAGAGGAGGACCTGAAGGTGTTTAACGCTGGAGTGGCGACCTACGGCGAGGCTCTAGCTTGTATCGAGCAGGGATACGCGCATGGCCCGCTCTCGGATCGCGATAGGGAACTTGTGGCGGCTGGAGCAGTTGCCGCGATTGGGGCCTTGGTCACCATCTTGTCAATTGATCTGGCTACTCTTTTGGTGGTCACCACTGACCCCGGCTTAGTTCTCGCTGCCCATGCTACGATGGTCGCGCACGCCATCAACGAGTACGGCCAGCCGAAGTCTAACGGCACAGTTAACTAGACAGTCGAGGGAGGCGAGATGGGCAACGCCTCTCACCGTAAATGTATTTTCTTGAGCCGATTTGTATGTTGCCGATCCGACAGCAGGGTATAAGTCCGAGCGCAGCCCCGGTACGGCAAAGTAGCTTCTAAACTACGGAGATAGACGTATCTCCTGCGTATAAAGTCGGCTCACGAAAATACATTTTAGGAGGATGCGAAATGAACGCTTTTGAGAGATTCGCGGCGTTTTGCGAGACGCGCAGCGCGGATTGCCCACCGACCCTAACTATATTCCCGAAGTACCATAGCGATGGACAGTTTACGGTAGTGATTAACGCTGATAACCAGCCAGGAGTAGCAGGAACCTTTCCCGATACGGCAGGATTTGACGCGAAGGTAAAACAGATTTGCGATAGGTTAGACGCAGACAAAGCATGGCGAGGAGGCGTTAAGCCGGAAGTTTAGCTTGTCTAACTTCTAGACGCATGGCCCGGTCTATTTGTTTGACAACCGATTCTAACACGGTGATTCTTGCCTCTGCTTTCGATAGCCTAGTACGAACGTCAACTACTTGTCTTTTCTTTACTTTGTCTTGCGTGTCTGTATTCATGTCTAACACTTTGATGTCCATAACTCCATATTAGCACGAAAACACTAGCCGCGCAAGATACGAAACAAAGGAGAATATATGCAACACTATTGCGCTTTAATGAAGCTCACAATTGAAGCCCTTTTCCTCACCGCAATTGGCGTCTTTTTGGTTGGCGCGATATGTGGTATGATCTACGCCATCCACCGGATGATTGTCAATGGGGAATGGGCGCGATGACACAGACTCCCGACACTATCCGCGTGCTGGTAGACTGGAAGTGTAACTTGAAGTGTAGCTACTGCTGCAACGAGCAAGACCGATTCCGCTCCCAGTTTACCCACATCCAGCTATCCGCCATTGACTTTTCCAGGTACGAGACGACATGCATATCTGGAGGAGAGCCGCTAATGTTCATGAATCGTGTGGTTGCTGTATCAGAACGCGCTAGGCTAGCCAAGTCTTTCGTCGTCCTGTACACTAATGGGATTCTGCTAACTCCAGCCATCGCAGACATGCTGATGATGTGCGGCATCCAGGCTGTAAACGTAGGGTTGCATTACGCCGCTATGTTCCCCGTCCTGATACCGAGGATCACCGAGGCGCTAGTCGATACGGGCATCAGCCTAAGATTCCACGCAAACGAGGAGTACTCAGCCATCCAGCAAGCCCACCCCGATAACGCATTTAGACTCTGGAAAATGGATGATTGCGACCGGGAGAACGAAGAACGGGTTATACTGGACTGGAAGGAAAACCAGCAACAGTCGAGCAAGAGCCGATGGAAATCAGACATATAGGGGGCTTTATGAATCTTAAACAAGTGAAAGGTCTGATGCAACTGGAGATTGAAAACTCTAGGAAGATGCAGTACGGGTTTGACGATAGAAGCGCAGGATATGCCGATGGGCTTGAGGCGACACTTGAGCACGTATTGGAGTTGCTCAATACCATTGACGAATGCGTTATCATCACCAAGAAGGAAGCCAAGCTCATTGCCGCTCTGCTGGAAATGGCTCACGACCAATTTGCGAACCACGGTTGCAACGACACGCCCCAAGAGGTTTTGGATGCTCCAGGTTTTACCGACGAAGAGAAGTGTACCTTCCACAACGAGTACGAGATATACAACTCAGGCGACTCCGAGGAGATACCGCACACCGTAGAAGAATATAACCGCTTGCCGGATTACGCCCTCATGGGATATTTCGCAGCCAAACTGGAGGGAGAGAGCCGATGAGAACTTTAATCATTATGAGAGGCATCCCCGGAAGCGGAAAGACCACCCACGCGCGCAGTCTGCAAAAATGGCAGTGGAGCGAGGGGAAGAGTTGCACCCTTTCTAGCGCAGATTTCTTTTTTGAAGCTTACGGCGATCACGTCTACAGATTTGACGCTTCGAAGCTGAAGTATGCCCATGCGGAGTGCATTAACGACTTCGCCGGGCTCGTGCTTGACCCAAGCGTAGATACAATTATCGTGGACAATACGAATACCCAGCTCTGGGAGTTTGTCAAATACTTGGACTACGCCCATAAGCATGGCAAGTTTCACGTTGACGTGTTTCGCATGGAGGCTCCACTTGACGTATGCCAGAAGCGATGTGTCCACGGAGTACCGCCCGACAAGATTCAGCAGATGCGGGACCGCTTTGAAGACTTTCCCGGAGAAGAAATAATAAATAATATGTGAAGGAGAAAAACATGGTGACTTTCAGCGTTACGGTAAGAGATCCAAATTCGTGGAACGCCCGAACCGGGATTCACGAGGAACGTAACAGTTGTGGGCATAGGCACAAAACCAGCGAAGCTGCCAATAAGTGCTGTGCCAAGCTAACCGAGTGGCGTTGCCTTTGCGGTCGCACGGCCAAGGGCTATTGTGGAAGCTGCCACACGCCCAACAACAGCACTAGCGCGGCATGGTGGGGCGCGGAAGTTGAAGAGAATATTTAATCATTATTCTCTTGCTTTCGTGAGAGAATGCGAGTAACCTATTAACAGATCGAGACGAGAAGAACGAACGCAACGAAGGAGTGTGAGAAATGGCATCAACATTCGATATGGAAACGAAGCCCGTTAAGCGAGACCTTTGGCTCTTTGACGTTAACGAAAACGATGTGATCGTGGATCACTCATTTAACGGACGTTTTCAACAGCGCGACGTGACCGCCCTTGTGGATTCGATTCGCACAGAAGGCCAGAAGGTTCCCGGCTTAGTGCGCCGCGCCCCAGGGGGCAAGGTGTTTTTGGTGGCTGGTTTTGGACGGTGGGACGCGATCAAGAAGCTGAACGCAGAGAACCCCAAGAACCCCATCAAGTTCAAGGCCACCATTGTCGAAGGCAACGACACGGACGCATTTCTCTCAAACGTCACAGAAAACTTCGTGCGGGATAACCCGACCTACATGGACAAGGCTTTTGTGGTATCTCGCCTGACGGACCAATACGGAAAGGGCGATGCCGAGATTGCCAAGATCCTTAACTTCAAGTCGGTGTCTAGCGTCAGCCAATATCGCGCCCTGATGCGCCTGTCGGATGAGAACCGCCTAAAGCTCCACAGCGGAGAACTCCAGCTTTCCAATGCGCTTTTGCTGGTCGGGCAGACCGAAGAGGAGCAGAAGGAAGCCGTACAAGCCGCCACAACACCAGAAGGTAAGGTCGATTCTGCCAAAGTGCGCGAGAAGGTGCGGGAAATCCGAGAGCGCAAGGCCACGCCCAAGGTGGAAGCGCCCAAGACCGACGATGAGCGAGTTGACGAAGCTATTGCCAAGGGAGAAGTACCGCCCAAGGGCACAGGCCAGAGTGAGCCGAGCTATCGCCGGGAAGTCCTCAACATGCTCAACGACGGGGAAGAAGAGGCCGCTATTGCCAAAGCAATCAAGGCCGAGCCGACCAAGAAGACTAAGGGAGAGAAGGCGCTTGAGCGGACGATGCGCGACGTGAAGCGCTTCCATGAGAATCTGTCAAATACTAACCGTGGTGTATTTTTGTTCGCCTCCGCGCTTACTCGCTACATTTCAGGCGAGTTGTCGGACGAACAGTATTACTCGGCGCTGGAGTTGGCCGCGAACGCGAATGCAACCAAGGCGAAGAAGGTTGGCGTATAATCATTCATGAGCTTTCGTAGAGGAGAAGCCCCAATACGCGTATCAATTTTGGGGATATCTGACTACGGCGGCACCGCTACTGACTGACGGCGCTACTGGCAAGTGAGCGAGATCGCCTGCCTTCATCTCCAAGGAGGCCCCGTGCGAGACAGGAAGAAATTCTACATTTACAAGTCCTACCTGGGCCAATGGTACGGTGGATGGTGTGTCATACTCCCCGATTCCCTTTGGGGGGAAATCGGGAATACCCATTGGTGCGCCACTTGGCGCGAGGCTATCCGGTTTGTAGATGACCTCATTAGGAGACGAAAGAACCAGCTTAGGGGAGAAACAATATGATTATTTTTCAATGGTATTTTTTGGTTACGGAACTGATTACGATATTGATTTACGTAGCCAACCTATTAACCGCTGAGAAGCCCAGCGATGTTGGGAGTAACCTTGTTTACCTGCTGTTAGCTGGCGCGCAACTTGGATTTTTCTGTTATCTTTACTGGAGGTAGACCGCATGAAACATCGCGTAATATACACATTTACGGTAGTAGGTGGAGATCCTAGAAAAGATCGGATGCGCTCTCGCGTATGGGGCTACACGTTCGATAGGGGCCAAGCCGAGCACATCATCGAGACAAATAGTACAGACCTAGCCGAAAATGGGTATTACGGCTATGCTGTTCTTGGTGAAGTTGGAGAAGGACCGGGTGCAATCCCAACCGAACTACAATGGTATAGGATGAGCTTTTGGGAGAGAACGAGCGGGACATTCCGCACTTTCCTTGGCGCTGAAAAAATCAGCAAGCCAGACATTTACAAAAAAGTCTTTTTTGGAGGTATCTAGTATGGCATGTAAGATTCACGGTTGCAGCGAGACGAACATGAGGCGGCGCGAAGTGGTGTGTTTTAAGCACTGGGCCAAACTGCCCAAGGAGCTTAGGTCTATCATCCGCGAAGGCGCAGGGCATGACCAGACGCTCCGCGCCAAGCCTAGCGATGAATGGCTTCGCAAGGCCAATGAAGCGGTAAGGCCGAGAACGCAGGTTCAGGTTAATCCCGAGTAGGAGAGCGTTGCCGAGAAACATAGGACGTGGTGATATATGACGCATGAAGAAGTTGTAAGACTAGCAGCACAGGCACGAGAGTTATCCCAGAACATCCAGGCGGTAGCCGACTCGCACGCTATTGAACTCAAGAAGGCGCAAGCCGCCCACAAGAAGATCACAGCAGAGATCACAGAAGAAACGGCTTTTGACGCAGCCGAACTAACGATGGCAAAGGCAGAGATCCTCAGCTATCACTTATCAGTTAGCGGAGCACATGAGCCAATCCCATACGTCTCTTTTCGAGGGGCCGGGAAGCTGGCTTGTATTGGTGTAGACATGGACGCACTACTGGAAGACTGTCGTAAAAATCCAGAACTCACACGATTCATAACGCTTGACGAGACCATAGTTAACTCTAGACTGGAATCAATGGGGATGGCTCATGGCCTACCTGAATCTATAATCATCGACAAAGCGCCCGAGACGGTAGTTATAGCCAAGAAATGAGATATTATGGACAACGAGAAAACACCCGTATGTTGGCCAACCGACAGATGTGAGGAGTGGGGGCCGGATTGGACGTGCTGGAATTGCAAGACCGTCAATTACGGAATCCGCGAGAAGTGTAGATCATGTGGGTACGATTCCAATACCGGAGAGTTCCCTTGGTATAACCCGCTGCCGCCATATGAAGGGCTAGGGGAATGACGCAAGATGAGTGTGATTCCATTAACGCTTTCCAGAATTGCGGAGTAGTCCACCCGTTAACCTGCGTAACCCACTCGCAGCTAGAGCCGCTGGAGGCCCGTCAAGACGGGTTTCTGCATTGCCTGCATTGTGATTATCGTCAATTCACGCCGGGAGGATATTTAGCTGACTGGCATTGGAAGAAGGTCTTTGGGGCAGGGACGATGGCGAAGATAATGGAGCATAACCTTAACGATTATCACGAACGAACAGGAAGGCCGATAGGCCCAAAGGAGAACGAGCATGTTTAGTTGCCAACAGAAACGAGACATTGCAGACGCAGTGCAGAAGGTGTTACGCGCAACGAACCATCCAGAACTGCCAGAAACGGAAATCCAATTCACGCTTTGCGTAGATGGTGCAGCGCCTTGGAGCTACGCCAGAATCCTTAACAATGGCGCGGCACAAACCCCAGGAATCAATCCGTGGAACGAACGACAGGACAACCATGAAACTTGAATTTGTGCGAAAATACCCAGGGTTCAAGCTAGCCCTATGGTTTGGGAAATACTATCGCCATTGCGCTGGCTTCGATGGGTACCTATATCGCGGAGAATGGTGCGTTTACGCTGGGACCCACTCTCATCCTTGGCATAGGCCAAAGTTCTATTTTTTCTTGAACTAACCCAATGCGGCCTATAGACAAACTCTTGAAGTCTGCTGGCGACATCGTTCTGTCATCTCCGCAGATGCGCTATAACCACATAGCTTGGATTATGCGCAAAGATCGAGTTGTATCTATCGGCGTTAATAGTTATCGAACGCATCCGATAGCGAAACGGCTCAAGATCAAAAAGCTAGCCGAGGGCCAGTGTGCCGAGCTAAACGCATGTCTAAAAGTTGGACTATCGCATCGTGATGGGCTACCTGACTTCTCCCGGCTGGATATGCTTGTAGTCAAGATTAACAAGGATGGATCTTTTGGGAACTCGCTGCCTTGCGCTGGGTGCAGAGAGCTAATAAGGCAGTGCGGCTTCCGCAAGGTGTGGTACTCTAGCTCAGAAGGGGAAATTACGCAGTATGAAATTTAATATCGGCGGACGCGTTTACACCGTGAAGTTCGTCCACTCCACCTACGCTCCGAAAGTAGGAGAAGATCGGAAAGAAATCACCACTTGCCAACTAAGGGAATACCGATATGGCGAATCACAGCCGCCAGACTTTGTGGATAACTTCGGCGCTGTTGGCCGTTTTTGGCTGGACATGCCCAGTGAAGTCACGGCGCACAAGAAATCCCTAGCGCGAGCCATGAAGAACGCCGGATACGGAAAAGAACTACGCGAAAAGCTGTGGACTGCGTATTTCAGTCGGCGCAAGCACAACAGCAGATACGAGTAGAGGAGCGAGACAACTATGATACGGAAAACAATGTGGATGGAAAATACTGGTTCATGGCTCTGGGAGGTTCCTTGTACCTATACCAAAATGCGCCAGAATTACCCAGGAATCTGTAAGGCCAAGACAACTCGGCTCTTCGCCGTTCCATATAGCGCAAGTAGGGTCCGGCTCTTTGCTAGCGATGTGGCGGTAAGAGGGGCACTCCCCGTATGGCTTGATGCTGATGCCAGATTGATTAACAATACATGCGGCGTGTATCTTGGCAGGAAGGATGGTAAGCTCAAGGGGCACATTGAGATCCTGTATAGGCTTTGGGTGACTATTTTCAACAAGTTCGAGCTCCCCGGCAAGCATACAAAAGTCTGGGTTTGGCTGGAGTATTACGACTAGACGGCCAAAAACGCTTGACTACCGTGTAAAATAACTAGAGAGGATCAATATGGACGACCAAACAGCACAAGATTACGGAATTCCGACCGTCTCGGACTTTGAGACAAGCCCACAACTGAACGAGCTTTTCGCGGCACTTGCCAAGGCTCAAGGCGAGATGGACTCAGCCAAGAAGTCGAGCGATAACCCATTTTTCAAAAGCAAGTACGCTGACCTAGCGGAGGTCTGGGAAGCTATTCGAGGGCCACTCTCCAAGAACGGGCTATGCCTTACGCAGTACCCGCTAGGGCCAGAAGGCGTAATTAGCATCTTGGGCCATTCATCGGGCCAATTCATCCGCAGCGTCATTCACTTGCCAGCCGACAAGAAAGGCCAGATGGACGCCCAAACTATCGGGTCTATGATTACCTATGCGCGCAGGTATAGTGCATCGGCCATCGCTGGAATCGCGCAGGACGACGACGATGGGAATGCTGCCAGCGGGAAGCCATCACCAGCCCGTCAGCTACCAGCGCCGCGAGTAGCTAACCCCGCCCCTGTGGCCGCAGTAGAGACCCCAGAGCCGCCAGAAGCGCCAGACACGCCAGATCAGGCGGAACGTAAGAGACTTCGCGCTATTGTAGTTAAGACCATCGGAAATACGAATCTGATGAAGTTCTGGCTTGGGTATTTCGGAAAGAACCAACAATCAGAACTGCCAACAGACGTGGCCGTGTATCTTCCGGGGTATCGTTACCTAGTCGAACAGGCCGACCACGTTAAGAAGGAATTAGCTGAGAAGGTTCCGGCAGACAAACTAGGGGCCGAAGTCGCCAAGCTGCAAGAGGATTTGAAGTAAGCGCACGAGCCTTTCGAGTAACGGCGCTTAGGGGATAGCAACGGCTGTCCCCTATTTTTTTGATGCTATAATGAATCACAAGGAGAAACAATATGACGATACATCTAGGGCTTCAAGATTTGGTTGTATTTTTGGTTGGTGGGCTCTTCGGCAGAATTGCTTCCGCCATGCTAGTGTACGGATGGGAATCATGGAAGTATGGCAAATGACACGCGAAGATAAACTACTTGTCCACTTGGAATTGGTTATTTTTAGAGACCTGCCGGAAGGTACGTCCGTAACTGGTAAAGACATGGAATACCGGATAGAGAAAGCCACCCAGTTGCAAAAGATCAGGGCATATTATAGGTCAAGATATGCTATCCCGCTATTACTGCCAGATGAGCGGGAGCCCATACCTTCTACCACTGGCTTAGATATGAACAACGCAAATGTGTTCATATTGTCAGATAAGGTGGCGTGGCTTGAGCATAAGCTACGATTACTGGGAGATCGGGTAGAATCTTTATGATACACTTTGACGAAGACACGCACACATACACCAACGACGATGGAGAAGTTATCTCATCAGTCACTCAGATTCTCCGTACTATGGGCTTTGGTGGATTCTACAAAGACACGGGAGCCAAAGAGCGCGGAACCGAGATCCACAACGCCATTGAGTTAGAGCTAAAAACCCCAGGTGGATATGAAGGCGACAACAAGTACATCCAATCCTGCATTAATCGGCTGATTGAGTTTCGGCTTGCTGGAAACCTCAAGGTCATTAAGTCAGAGGATCTGGTATACTCTGTTAGTTTTAGATATGCAGGGAGATATGACGTTCTATTTGAAGACAGAAATGAAGACCGTTTCCTGTGCGACTTTAAGACAGGGACGAGCGTAGCGTCAGAGACTAAACTACAGCTTGCCGCCTACGACATAGCTTCTGGTGCTACTATATACCGTAAGCCCTATAAGCGCATGGCGCTCCACCTAACCGACAAGAGATGTAAGCCCGTAAACTATGACGTTATGGGTGACTACGATGTTTGGAAATCGCTTGTGAAGAAGTATCATGAGAATGTAAGTCAATATAGTTCCAGTTTGGAAAGGAATTGACATCATGAAATGCCCCAAATGCAAAGAATGCGATGTTTGCGTAGAGTTGGAATTGACTGGCGGCTGTAGCGGGCATGATAATGACGAGTACTGCTACTGTGATGCGCAAGAGGCTGCCCTGGTCTTACGATGCGCTGGCAGACAATTGCGTAAAGGCCAAAAGCCATGTGGGTGGAAGCATCGTCCATACGATTTACAGGACTCTGGCTCTATCGAGCGGTTTATTTGTAGTATACTAAAGCCAGAAGACTGCGAGGTTATACTTAATATGAATCACAAAAAAGAGAGGTGGGAACGATGACAGACAAAGAAGAAATCCTGCTCCGCGCAGAGCTAGCCGCAGCCATCAAAGAACGAGACAAGGCCATCTCCAGCCGAAAAAGCACATGGACCTGGATTGAGAGCAAGTATGGCAAGGCTCACGATTGGGCGCGAAAGACACTTCCCGAGCCGTGGCGCACTCAATACTTTGGCTGTATAGCCAATGGCCTAGCGACATGGGATGACCACGGCGAAGCCTATATGTGCAAGGCTGGTTTCATGGTCACTCCCGGCAATTACTTCAGCATGGGAGCACAAGAACAATTACTGTTTGACCTATGCGAACGAGCGGAGGATGCAGAGGTAGCATTGGCTGAGGCCAGAGAGCTATGCGGCGAGGCTTACTATCATATAAGCGAAGAAAAGTACCCGGATCTATCTATTCAGCTTCGAGCACAGGGGGCAAAGAGAGATCGCAATAATGAGTAATCGCCCATACCAAGACGAATGCCTGGATACAATCAAGTCTAAGATTGGGCTATCTATCAATCGCCAGCTAATCGTTATGGCGACAGGCAGCGGTAAGGGTTCTATCCTTGCGTGGCTCCCGGAAAAGCTAGGAATGGTTCGTGGCGTCGAGCAGATGCTTGTTCTTGTCCATCGCAACGACTTAGTAGACCAACTAGCCAAACGTATCCGACGCTACAACCCGAAGCTCATGGTATCTGTCGAGCAGGGGATCAACAAGGCCAATAAGTTCTCTGATGTTGTGGTGGCGTCCATCCAGTCTATCTCTAGCGGAACACGCCTAGATAGATTTGACCCATACGACTACAAATACATCGTTATAGATGAAGCTCATATTGCCCCAGGCTCCCGCGCTTATGATAAGGTTCTTTCCTATTTCGGCGTAGTTAAAGATTCCCCTACCTTTGATCCAACCAAGATCAGTATTGGTTTTACGGCCACCCCAGACCGACCAGACGGCAAGGGCTTAGACTACCTATACGATGAAATTTCTTTCACGCGAGATGCCGTTGACTTGATGCGCGACGGGATTTGGCATAACGGGAAGTTCCTTAACTACCTGCTAGAGCCGAAATGCTACCGCATTAAAACTACGGTAGACTTGGACAAGTTAAAGAAAGAGGGCGGCGACTTTAATATCACCGAGCTTGAAAAGACTATCAATAATCCGTATCGTAATGATATTATCGTAGAAAATTACAAGCTGTACGGTGAGGGGCTTCCCGCTATCTGCTTTACGTGCGACATCCAGCACGCTAAAGACGTAGTATCGGCCTTTGAAAAGGGCGGCTTGGTTGCCAGCATCGTTACAGGAGACACCCCCCACGAAGAACGTCAGCGGCTCTACGCAGCCCTGGCTGCCAAGGAGATTAACTGCCTGTGCTCTGCTGGCGTCCTGAACGTCGGCTTAGACATCCCAGAGGCTACAGTAGCCCTTATGGCACGTCCCATGCTCTCCCCACTCATGTATCGCCAGTCGGTTGGCCGCGTGTTCCGGCCATTCCCATCCCCCGAGGAAATCATGGGCGGATTCGTCCCATCTTGGTTCAAGCAATACTCTATAGTTTTAGACTTTGTAGATGTTACCAGCAAGCATAGGCTTGTGACTACGTCTACCCTATATGGACTACGGGCAGACTTCGACATGAAAGGCAAGCGGCTTGTCCAAGAATTAGACAAGATAGAGGCAATCAAAACCAAGCACTCCTTTGAAGATATGGGAGAGTTTAAGGATCTTGACGCTATCCAGTCTTTTGCCCAAAAGGTAGACTTACTTCAAGCGCCGAGAATCCCGGCAGAGATCCAAAAGCTAACTAATATCGTCTGGCACAAAGAGGGACAAGGCTATGCAGTTAATACGAAATGCGGAAAGCATATAGAGATTAAGAAGAATCAGCTAGGACAGTGGGATGTCTATACTTCAGAGCGCGGCGTCCGTAAGTTTGCCGGATCGGCCAAGGAGCTAGGAGAAGGCGTCAAGCTAGGCGAAGCCCAAATACCAATAGAGTCTAAGCCGTTACTGGACGGGCAATCGGGCTGGAGAAACAACCCGCCGACCCCAAAACAAATAGCAACCGTCAAGAGATTCTTGCCTTCTGCCGTGAAAAATGCGTATAATGAGAAAGAGTTGGAAGACTTTATACTTACTAAATTCCCGACCTCTGGAGATGCGAGCAATTTCATCGCTAAGAAGTTTGATAGGTTTACGGGAAAGAAGGAATGGAAGCGATGAAGAAAGTTTGTGCGGTGTGCGACTTGGAGTTTGAGGCGTATCTAGGGAAGCCGGGTCTAGCTACGCAGTGTCGCTGGTGTGGGGAAGACCACGAACGAGACACCGGAGTAATTGTTTATAGGGCCGAGCAGTCGGAGGATGAAAGCGGATCTGATTTTTCTATCACAAACTCTCCTGCAACCCTGTCATACTTAAACGGGACGCCGAGAAGCCGAGGATTAGAACGAGAGATATTAGCCGAGGCCAAGCGAGAAGATACATACGGGAAATTGCCGATCTAAGGAGAATAACCATGACCTGGGAACAGAAACTTGAAGCAATTGAGGCGCTATGTGGCATAACCACCGTTAATCTACAGATGAGAAAGCCGGGGGATTGGTACGTTAGCGCCGGGATGAGCATATCCAAAGACGGAATATCCACTAGTTCTTATGGTAATGGGAAAACTCCAGAAGAGGCGGTGAACGACCATTGGAATATCTATGCCGTTAATCTTCCGCCAGAGCTTAGCATAATCCTGGGATATACAGCAGATAAGAAATACCGCTGGAATGGATTTATGTGGCGCGAGGTACAAATATGAAACGATACAAGCAACAGTCATTTATGGCAGACGACGGGACTCCACTAGATGCCAAGACGGAAGACCAGGAATTCTGCACTGCCTTAATGCTCATTTACCGGAGCGCTAACATTCCGCGCAGGGCGCATCCCCAGTCGGTTAGTCGCCTGTCCCGTGATTGGGCAGACAAGGTAAAGAATGCACTACGATCATCTGAACCGGATGAGTTGCTAGCGCAGATGGAGAACTTTACCAAAGACCCCTATTGGACGGAACGCGGTTGCCCTCTAAATGCTTTCTTTGCCAAGAAGCCCAAGGAAGAACCCGAGCCGGAACCAGAGCCCAAGCGCGAAGTGATAGCTGCTAGCGACTTCCAGAAACGCAAGGCCGCTCTAGTTGAAAGGATCATTAAGGCGTCCAACGGCAGGAACGTCGAGAAACTCGAAAGAGAAGTATACGCGCAACTATTGAAGGACATCAACTCGAAAGAGTGTACCCTGAAGACTATAGAGGTTGCGGAGGCGGCGTTCTGAAGATCACGCTCAAGGAACTACGCGCCCTTGCAAAAACGAACCTAGTCGTCTCTAATTACTTATCGCCGGTCAGTAGAATAGGCGACAAGATAGTCTATTATCATTGCCCCGTTCATGACGACAAGAAGGCAAGTTTGCGCGTAAACCTGAAGGATAACCTCTGGTCCTGCTATCCGTGTGGCAAGTGGGGAGACGCGGTAGAATTCGTTAGACACGTAGAGAACGTAAATCACTCGGAAGCTGTCAAGATTGTGGTGGACATCTGTGGACTGGACGGCATAGAAGAAGACAAGAGCCGGGCTAGAGCCATAATCTCGGAGAGGGAGAACGCGGACAGGATGCTTGGTGATATACGTTATCGCCTATTTAACATAGAATCAGCAATCGAGAAGAAGCTGGAGCGCCTGTACTCTATGGCAACTGATAGATACGAAGACATACTTAAAGGAGAGCGGATCTTGTTTGATACAAAGTCATTGCTAGATAAATCATCCCATCTCTCAATAGATTCCATCATTACGCTTTACAACAGTGGGACAGACAATGAATACTATAGATTTCTGATACCGAACTACAGCCTAGAGCAAAAATGCGAAGAGTATAGGCGCGTCGATGATGTGAACCGAGCCGTTGCGTTCCTTTCAAAGCGTGAAGACTGCTACGACGTGATTGCGGCGTATATCGGCGGGACTCCCAGCATTAAGAAATGCGCAGAACTTCTAGTGAATTCTCCCGTAGACGCTGATAAGATAATTAACGGACTTCTGGACATCATAAAGGTTAAGGCGGCGGCAAGTGGAAAAGACTAGCCAAGAGAAGCTGGAACTAGAAATAGTTGCCTACTGTTTCACCCACCATTCCTCAGTGGGAACGGTATCCCGCATTATTGGGACACGACACTTTACAAATAAGTGCTATAAATATATCTTTGACTGTACGGTGGATTCCTATAACCTGGAAGATAAGGCCAGCCGAGCAACTATAGTTCAGCGAGCCGTCAAGCGTAGTAAGTTAAATTGGGACGCTACCCCGATACTGAATGAGATTGCAGCCGTAGATACACGAGACTACGATGTTGACTCAGCACTCAAGACAATGAACGATTCGTTTCTCTCTAGGCAGCTTGTAAAGCTAGCTGAAGATATCAGCAGCCAAGTGAGTGGTGGCGACTCGTCCATCTCGGTGATAGATAGTGCGCGGCATGGCCTAGATAATATAGCCGATGGTATAGTAACGGACGATTGCTACCATACGCTTGGGGATATCATCGAAGGCTCAGAGCAGAAACACGCAAACATCTATGATGGAACCCATGGCACTTCCGGCATACCGTCTCCTATCGCAGCTATTGACCTAATCACTGGAAAGTTCCGCAAGGGCAGATTCTATGTAATTGCGGCCAGACCATCCACCGGGAAGTCTGCGCTAGTTACACAGATTGCATATAAAGCCGCAAGTCTCGGTTTCAAGGTGCTGATGTTCAGCTTTGAGATGGACTCCGACTCCATATGGCGCAGGATTCTTTCCGCCGAGACGGGAATCATGGCTTGGGATATGGAAACCGGATTCCTATCAGAAGAAGAAAAAGCACAAGCAACCGAATGGCTGGATACGCACAGAGATATACCACTGTATATCGTCCCGCGTAAAACCGGGAAGACCATGGCATCTATGAATGCCGTGATTCGCGGATTTACGACTAAATATGGAGCGCCTGATCTTGTGATTGTGGACTATATCCAGCTAGTTAAGGCGGGAGTTAGAACCACCGGAAGATACGAAGAGATGACCTATGTCTCTAATGCTTTAATGGATATTCCCTATGAGCATTCCACTGCGCTAATAGCTTTAAGCCAGATGAGCCGAGCGATGGAGAAACGCGACTATTCCAGGCCGCAACTTTCTGATTTGCGCGAAACCGGGGCGATTGAGCAGGATTCTGACTGCGTTAGCTTTCTATGGCGTCCAGACATGCACCAGAACAGCAAGGATGGAGGAGGAGGCCGGAAGGACCAGGAGGATTATCCACCAGGGTATACCGAGTTGATCTTCGAGAAAAACCGCCAAGGACGAACTGGATGTGTTAAACTAAAGTTCGATGGGGCGCATACGAAGTTTACCGAGCTACCAGAAGGAGAATACGATGGCACTTCCGAGAGATCAACGACTAACGCCGCTCCGAGAGACCCTTCAGGAACTAATCGGGCAAAAACTGGTAAAGGCAAACAGACATCCCAGACTTCCTTTAACCCTGTATAATTACACAAATGCCGCGTATGGTATAAATCCAGCCGATTGGCCGCTTGAACTTTCGCAGGCGCGTGGCCTTGTCTTAGACGACAATGGAAAAGTTATTTCTCGCGGATTTGGCAAGTTCTGGGAGCTAACCCCATCTACTGTCCAGAAGATAGAAGAAAACAAAGAGAAGGCGTATACCATCAGCGAAAAAATGGATGGAGTGCTCATCTGCGTATTCGGTTATCGCGGAGAGATTATCGTCCATACTCGCGGATCTTGGGGTAACGAGTTTATTGACGAGGCCATAACCCTCTTTGAAGACAAGTACCCGGAGTATTGGCATAATCTATTAGACGACCCCCATGAGTATAATGAAGATGGACATGGATATGGTATAGACTATGGACGCACCGACTGCTTTGAGCTAATCTCGCCAGTCAGCCGGATTGTCGTAGACTACATAGGGAGGCGTGGTCTTTCATGGCTCCAGTCTTTCTGGATCTATAACCAGTCGGGAGAACTTAACGGAGCGGCGCTGCATCCGCTGCGCGACATGAGCAACCATTTGTATCTATGCGATGCTGACGAGGTAGCCGGATGGACCCTATCTGAACATACCCCGAACCTCACGCTAGATAGTTTTACCTCCAAGGCCAGCAACGACCAGGAGGGATACGTTATCTACCTTCCATGGTGCAACGAGTATTACAAGTTCAAGTTTGCAGACTACAAAGCTAAGCACCGAGCGGTATTTAATACGTCCGATATGTCGGTTTGGGATACATGGCGCTATGGCGATAATATAGCCCAAGACTTGATCGACTGTACGGCCAAGATTGACATCAAGCTTTCCGGCTGGATATCTGAACAGGTCGGTTGGCTTTCGCTGCGCCGTGCTAACTTGCTAAATGAGGCTAACTATGTATACAAAAAATGCATCCTCAACGGTGAATCAGCACGAGCAGACTTCGCGCGTAGGGTCTTAGCCGAAGCTAAAAGACGCACGCCATGCATCAAGAGCATGGTCTTTGCCCTGTATGACGGCAAGGAACAAGAGGCTGAGTCTATCGCAGCCAAGGCGCTGAAACCGGATAAGACTGCGTTCTACCGTCAGGAGGATATAACCGCATGAGCTTCTATAGACAATGCGAGCTAATGAAGGGCGCGACTAAACAGGTAGCCTGGGTTCCTGTAGCCTTTTGTAAGGTAGGAACTAATGTGGAGTTGCTGAATGAGACCAGCCAGTTTGAAAAAGGATGGAAGATAGCTAATGTGTTTACGCTACGTCAGGACGGAGACTACCTGAAAGAGCACGAGCGGGATTGGAAGACGCAACGGAAGGCGTCCGACCTATGAGTAAGCTTATGTGGGTCATCGGAGAATGGCAACGATATGGCGGAATCTCAGAACTGGTGGCGTTCATTATGCTGCTGATTATGTGGGTAGCTATCGGGATGCTGCTCTTTCTATGCTGGCGAGACGCATTCCTTTGGTATCTAAATTGAGCGTCTAATAGTTAGACGAAGCTGCTATAATGAAAGAAGGAACCAACCATGAAACCAAGAGCCATCATCTGCGATCTTGACGGAACGCTAGCGCACAGCAACGGGAAACGATCTTTCTACGACGAGATGAAGTGTTATGGAGATAGCATTGACTCCGTGGTTTCTTACGTTCTCTCATTGCTGGCGGAAGACGGAATCACCATCTTATTCACAAGTGGGCGCAAGGAAAAATCCAGGGGCGAGACCACTCGATGGCTCGATGATTATGCGCCAGAATCGGTGGTGGGTAGCTGGAGACTATTTATGCGAAAAGATGACGACAATAGAAAAGATTGCATCGTCAAGGAAGAAATCTACCGCAACGAGATCGAGCCTAACTACCGTGTGGTGCTGGTGCTTGACGACCGTGATTCGGTTTGTGCGAAATGGCGCGAACTTGGGCTGAAGTGCTTTCAGGTGGCCCCAGGAGACTTCTAATAGGATGGGTTGTGCTAATCGCTTGCATTGTGTTCTTTCTGTCCTTTCTGGGGCTTGGTTGTGATTAGCGGAGGAGCTAATATGTGGATATACTTCATAGTAGCGGCTATTTTCGTTTTGGCCGTGTGGATAGGGTTTGGAGACTTCTAAATGGAAATCATCAAAACAGATTCTTCGTTGGCAAGCCGAGACATGAGCGAAAATGAGAAGTTCTTGCTCGACGGCCTGCTGGCTGATGACACGGCCAGGATTGACGTAGTGCTACGTGGCGACTCATCCCCAGAAGATATAGCGGCAGCGCTTGACGTGTGCTCCAAGGTCCACGGAACGCTATACAAGGCCAACATGCGGCTCAAGCCAATCATCGGTCGCATCCTTGAGCTAGCGCAGGATAAGCCGGAAGTCTTTAAGCTGTGCGAATGCAAAACCTTCAATGAATTTGCGTCAGAGTATATCCCAAAGTTAACCGGAATGACACGCGCCGAAGCCTACCAGTGTAAGCGCATTGTCGAAAAATTCCCATCAGTGACCATCAAGGACTTTGAAGACATCGGGTACGTTAATCTTGGGCTACTGTGTAAGGTAACGCAAGAAGGCGCACCCTCCAAGGATAAGTGGTTTAAGGAAGCTAAAGAGAAGACGGTAGACGATTTCAAGGTATACATTGCGGAGCGTGGCTACGGCGACAAGGGAGACTTAGATACCGTAGTGTTGGAGGTGGTTATGTCCAAAGAGACGGCCAAGCAGATCAAGGAATTTTGGAATAACCGAGCGTTTCAAGAATACGTTGGCTCCAAGGACCACGGAGAGATGCTGAAGGCTGCAATTGGGGAGGTGGCCATACAATGGACAATCGACGCAAGCCGACAGGCGAACAGCTAAAGTGGTTTATCAGAACCCCCACGGGTGAGCTTATCCCATACAAGCTGTCCGAGATACAGGAATTGATCTTAGCGGAAAAGGCTAAAAGTGAACAAAAGCACGTGCGAGAGGCTGACGGAGTGCGAATTACGCCAGCACGAGAAGACATTCCTCCTGGTTCGTGATGGGAATCAGATACTATTCATTGAGAGCGGGAAGAAGGCCATTGCGATACTCAATGACAACTTCTGGAAGGTGCGCCGACAAGAGGCGCTAGAGAGAGACAATTATACATGCCAACAGTGCGGGGCGCAAAGGGATCTGGACGTACATCATCAGCTACCGAGGGGCAAGGGCGGAACACACAACCTCAAGAATTTAGTGACTTTGTGCAGGAGATGCCACGATGCCCAACACTCAAAGCGCATATAACACTTAAAGGCATTTCCCCGTCGAAGAAAAACCGCTACCTCCCGATCATTCGCGGAGGCCACGCCACAATGATTAAGGACAAGAAACTACAGGGAGAACTTGACTTGCTGGAGTTGCAAATACCGTTATATTCCAGAACACTGAAGCTACAGCATCCCCACATCGTAATGCAATTCTACGTGGACAAAACAAACGGGACTAGCCGAGACCGTGACAATATGGCACAGATGACGATGGATCTGCTCGTTCATGCTGGAGTACTGTATGATGATCGCATTAAGCGAAACAACGGCTTTTTCTTGATGCCCCCTGCTGTCATCGGAACAGAAAACAAGACAGAAGTTTACATTTTTGGAGACAATTAGATGTATTATTCACAACTCAAAGAGAGCATTAAAAAAGAGTTAGAGTCTGGAGGGTTGTCTCCGTTTGATGTTGGGCGTAGGAACCTAGCCAAGATATGGAAGATTACACCATACAAAGCGAGGACCATCTTGGAAGACCTACGGCTGGAGTATTCGCAAACCCATCGCGGAGATCCACAGAAACCCAAGAGCGGCCAGCCGCTCAAGGAAGACTCCCCCTTCGAGGTCAAGGGCGAAGTCAACGGCGTTAAGATGTTTACCGGCATTCTTCGTGATTCTGGCAAGCCACTCGGCATAGATGCCGTGAACATCAGTAAGCTAGTTGAGTCATACAATAATTTCCCGAATGGGAAACAAAAGCTATCCGAGGAGCGCATACAAACTTCAGACAAATTAAGTCTTCACTTGCCGTCTACTCGTATCCATACGCTAGAAGACCTAATAGCGTTCTTTGAAGTAGATATGTCCGTCTGGGAAGTATCCAGGTTCGTGTGTAACAAGTGGGAGGTCGGCGCAAAAAATAAAGATGGTGAAATCGAAGTTTCTCCCCTGTATCAAGTTAAGGCCGACTTCAAGCCAAAAGATGCCCAACAAGCAGATGCGATCAAGAAGGAAATTGAGGACCTGGTCGCCACATCCGAAGCTAGATTCAGGAGTGCCCCCCTCATCATCAAAGACACGGCCCTCAAACTCAGGACCGAAAACCTTGTTGAAATCTGTATTCCCGACCTCCACTTTAATAGACTCGTGTGGAATGGAGAAACTGGACACGGAAACTGGGATAGCAAGATCGCCCGATCCGTATTTGACAGAGCTACGTCGGATCTATTCCAGCAAATAAGTTTCTATAAGCCAGAAAAGATTGTATTTGTTATTGGGAACGATCTACTAAACGCAGACAACATCCAGGCAACCACGACTCGCGGAACCCCCCAGGTAAACGATACACGATACCACAAAGCATTTGAAGATGTACGCAACATGAAGATAGCGGCTATCGAGAAGTTCCGTACACTCTGCCCAGTGGAAGTGATTACGCTCCCTGGAAATCACGATAGGCTAGCAAGTTGGCATTTGGGCGACTCCATCAAGATGCTGTATTGCAAGACTCAGGATGTGACCGTAGATACATCGGCACTCCCGCGCAAGTATATGAAGTGGGGAGACTGCGGACTATGCTGGACCCACGGCGACGAGATTAAGCGCCCAGACCTACCGCTCACGTTTGCCTCAGAACAGCGCGAGATGTGGGGATCTACCAAGTACAACGAGATCCACTTAGGGCATCTACACCAGACCCAAGTTCAGGAGTTTCACGGAGTGCGCGTAAGAATTCTTCCAGTGCTGTGTAAAGTCAACGAGTGGGAGAACTCAAAGGGGTATACTGGGAATATCCGATGCGCTCAGGCGTATGTCTGGAACAAAACGAATGGGTTGAAGGCAATTTTGCACTACAACGACCCAGACTAAGCTATAATCAATAACGAAGGGCGGTACAACATGGGTAAAGAAACCGGAATCTCGTGGACGCATAGCGTAAACCCAGACGGTACGACAACTCCGGGAAGTAGCTGGAACCCCCTGCGCGGTTGTTCGCGGGTATCCACAGAGTGCGTCAACTGCTATGCCGAGCGGCTAATGGCTCGTGGGCTTCCCGGCCTCAAGTCACCAACCACCGGAGAGGACTTTGCCATCATGAAGAACGGAGATCCGCATTGGACGGGCAAGGTAGAGCTTATTGAATCAATGTTGGATCTTCCAATAAAATGGAAGAAACCGCGTAAGATATTCGTTAACAGCATAAGTGACTTGTTCCACGAATCACTGCCGGATGAGGTAATAGACCGCGTATTTAACGTGATGGCGCATTGCCCGCAGCATACGTTTATTGTATTAACTAAACGCCATGAGCGCATGAAGCAGCACCTGAATAAATACTGGAAAGATCCACTCCCCAATTGCTGGATTGGCGTATCGGCGGGCAACCAGGAAATGTATAATCTGCGCGTCCCGTATCTGCTGGATACTCCAGCCGATGTAAGTTTCGTCTCATGCGAACCGTTATTAGGCCCTATTGACATAACGCAAGTTAATGGATACCCGAATTGGCTTATACTTGGGGGAGAGAGTGGACCCGGAGCTAGACCGTGCGACATCAACTGGATAGATGACATCTATATTGATTGCCTATTCCATAACGTGCCCACGTTCATTAAGCAATTGGGGGCTTACCCGACTTCATGCGGAGTACAAGTCAACCTGAAAGACCGCAAGGGCGGTAACATCGAAGAATTCCCATCAAGTTTGAGGGTTAGGGAATTCCCAAAGGAGAAATAACTATGACAGTTAGGCAAGTTGTTAAATTTTCAGAAGCATTCGAAGACGAATATGGCCAATTCGATAGGATCAAAGAAGACAAGCCATCGAGCCGAAAAGACCTATGTGCCTTCATCAAGTTAGACCATCTAGTACCACCAGCGTACAAATGGGAGGATATTGTTACAGGGTCCGAGCATGATGAGTTTTTCCTATCCCCAGACATGGATAAGTTTGCGAAAGTAGCAACAGAAACAGACGTTCTATATCTGGTAAGGTGCGGAGTAATGTTCTCCGAAGATGGCATGAGCATGTTTTCGTGAGGCCATTATGATATATCCAGTCGGAACGAAGTTTAGCCTATGGGTTCGAGAGTACGATATTGACGTGCGGGAATGGGTATGGGCGAAGACCCCAGTAACAGGAGTGCTTGAAGTAATTACAGAAGAATCCGTACATCCCAAAAATTGGGTTCCAGGTGGGCACAGGGCTGAAATCGGCGAGACGGTTATCCGAGTTAACTACGAAACGGGGAAACCGTCCACACAATACGATATCCTGTTAAAGATGGACGCCAACCAAGAGCAATGGTTGACGGACGAAGAACTACCAGCATAAGGAGAAACGACCATGGCATATACCCACAAAGCCGAAGTATTCAAAATTAAAGAATTACACCCGCACCCAAACGCCGACAAGTTAGAGATTGTCAAGATTTTCGATGGCGAATGCGCTGTAAAGATTGGCGATTTCCACGTTGGCGACTTGGCTGTGTTCGTACAGCCCGACTCTTGCTTACCGGACATCCCAGAATACAATTGGCTCAAGGGCAAACTACGCATCAGGGCGCAAAAGCTACGTGGGTATATTTCGGCTGGACTCGTCTTAAAGGCTCCTGAAGGGGCTAAAGAGGGTGACGACGTAGCCGAGCAGCTAGGCATTACGCATTACGATCCACCAGAGCCAGGACAATACCAATCAGGCCCTAAGAAGAACCGCCGCTTTGTGCCACGCTCTATGGCTCCGCAAGCCAGCGTGAAGGTCTATGACGTGGAGCCTTGGTTCCGTTACGCAGACTGCATCCCAGAAGGGACGCCAGTAGTAGCAGAGGAAAAGATCCACGGATGCAATACTCGCGTACTTTGCGAAAACGGCAAGATATTCGTAGGTAGCCGCCAATATTGGTTAGGCTATCGCTACGTGTCCAAGTTTAAGAAGTTGGTAAATAAGTATACCCACGGTTTACTTTTTGCCGATAATGTAAACGATTCCGATTGGTGGGAGACGTTAGACGCTAATCCTAAGATCCTAGCGGTAGTAGCGCGGCATCCTGGATTAGTCTTCTTTATGGAGATGTACGGAGCGGTACAGGACTTGCGCTATGGCGCTATAGGGAAACAACGGTGGCTGGCCATCTTCGACATATACAATACAAAGACCGGATCATTTATGACTCCAGCCACCAGGAATTTTCTGCTAGAATTAGAGGGTCTATTTGAGTACATGGTCCCAGTGGTGAGACTTTTCGACTACCATAAGGATCAAATCAAAGATATGGTTAGCGGAAAGTCTTTTGTGGCGACAGCGCCGGAAGGCCATATTCGAGAGGGAATCGTTATCAAACCGTTCTATAATGAGATATACGATTCACGACTAGGACGAGTAATCGTTAAAGCCGTATCTCCAGAATATCTATCAAGGGGGAAGTGACATGAGTTTCAGATCGCTAGAAACCGAAGTCTTGGCCGAATTGCGAACCGTTGCTGGGAAAAAAGGAATAAGGCTGAAAGATATCATGGAATGGTCAACTGGAGATGTAAAGACGATCCCCGGAGAAGCACATTTCTTCCTGCCCAACCTTGAGGTTAACGTTGCTGTAGCTACAGAAGCACTCGGGAAGAAATTCAAGGCGAAGGAGTCAAAAGATGCCTAAAATCGAATCCGCTATTCAAAGTTTGCTGTCGGGGAAGCACACGAAGCACTGGAATATGTCCGTAGCTGATGGGCTTGTCCATATCACCGTCTTTTGGGGCGGCAAGGATGGGCGTGAGTTTAATCGTATGCATATCGGGAAAGACCCAGAGCTAACCGCCGTTCGCGCACTTGAGGCGCTAAAGGAAGCAAAGGCGGCTGCAAGGCCATGAGCGTAAACATGGATAACTGCCAATGGCGTCCAATCTCCGAGATCCACGAGGATTTTGGAGATTGCATCCTGATGAACATATACGATCCTGGGGATATTCAGGTTGGCGGGAATCTTGATAACGACTGGGATGAAAATCTATGGACCCACTTCTCTAAACTTCCGCCATTGACCGAAGAGCAGGCGGAAGAACTAATACGAAGGATGGAGGCTAACGATGATGAACTTCTGTAAAGACTGCAAACATTTACTAATTAGCGAGCCTCCGATAGGGTCTCACGATCCTGTTGTATATTTATGTCACCATCCAGCAGAAGCGAACCCGAATTATATCACTGGACATGTTTTATTTCCACGCTGCTACGATGTTAGATTTAATTACCCAGTATGCGAACAATTCGAGTCTATCTTGCCGAAGTCAACCGCATGGGCGCGTTTTAAGCGTTGGCTCAGTAACCCACCACATCACATCCCAGGCTCCAACCTTTAGCCATTCGCGCTATACTGAAGTTATGCGCTTCTGCGCACAGGACTACAAAATTGCACTCATATGATATGCCCACAGACTACCAGAAGTTTATTGCGCTCGCAATGTATTCGCGCTGGGACGATTCCAAAAAGCGCCGGGAAACTTGGGAAGAAACGGTAGAACGCTGGTATAACTTTTGGGTTAAGAGAATCAACAAGATCGCAGCAGAGACGCCGCTAGACGCCACGGCGACCAAAAACCTGCAAGATAAGCTAGTAGAAGCCAAAGACTACGTTTTACGCCAGGAGGTTATGCCTTCTATGCGGTCGCTAATGGCGGCTGGCAAGGCGCTGGAAACGCATTCCTTATCTGGTTTCAATTGTAGCTATATTTCTATAAATTCTCCAAAGTCCTTTGATGAATTACTCTACTCTAGTATGTGCAGCGTCGGAGTTGGGTATAGCGTTGAATCTAAATACACAAGTCAACTGCCAGAAATTCCTACCCTTTACCCCACAGACACTACAATCGTAGTTGCTGATAGTAAAATTGGTTGGGCGTCTTCGCTTAGAGAGTTGACCACTCTCTTATATGTTGGGAAAATACCAAAATGGGATCTCAGTAAGTTAAGGCCAGCAGGGGCAAGGCTCAAGACTATGGGTGGGAGATCTTCGGGAAGCGGGCCACTCAACGAAGTGTTTGAGTTTGTGGTGAAGACCTTTAAGAATGCACAGGGTCGAAAACTCAAGCCCATCGAGTGCCACGACATATGCTGTATTATTGGGCAAGCCGTAGTCGTGGGGGGGGTTAGACGTGCCGCGTTGCTGAGTATGTCAGACTTAGATGATGACGAAATGCAACACGCTAAACATGGCAGATGGTACGATGACTTTCCGTACCGTGGGTTGGCTAACAACTCGGCGGCGTACTACAAGCGCCCGAATGTCGCAGAATTTATGCATGAATGGACATCGCTGTACCGTTCAAAGTCTGGGGAGCGGGGAATAATCAATGTCGAAGGATTACGAAAGACAGCGCCAGAACGCAGAGAAAAATCTAAACTGGCTGGCATGAATCCGTGCGTAGTCGGAGAAACTTTGCTGCTTACCGAGTTTGGGTATTTCAAAATTAAAGACCTAGTGGGGAAAGACGTGAATGTGTGGAATGGCACAAACTGGTCTTCGGTAACTCCGTTCTCTACCGGGACCAATGAAGTCTACGACGTTAAGTTTAGCGATGGGGCGGCTATGTCCGTAACCCCATACCACAGGTTTCCCGTGAAATCGGGATATTCCTCACCATGCCGGATGACAGAACTGATAGATATGAACATTGGCGATAAGTTAGAAAAGTTCCCAATGCCAGTTTGCGGAGACGTAACCCTAAGTGACGATGAATCTTACCGAAAGTCTGCGTATAGCCAAGGGTTTTACGCTGGAGATGGGAATGACGGATATGAGAATTCATGGCTATATGGAGAAAAGTATTACAAATGCCAGGATAGACTAGTTGGGCGTATTGGAAAATACAATGAAGACTATGGAAGGGGTAACTGGAACCATGGCCCAATGTTTGACAAGCGGTACGTCCCCGTTAACGAGCCGATTAGTTATCAAATAGAATGGCTAGCTGGCCTATTGGACTCCGATGGGGTTATGACTTCAGACCTCCACGGGAACGGGTTGCAAGTTGTGTCTATCAATAATCAGTTTTTGCTAGACACCAGGCTGATGCTTTCCCGGATGGGCATAAGATCAAAGATAATCTTCGCGTGCTCAGAGGAAATGCGTCCCATGCCAGATGGGAAGGGCGGATCTAAACTATACCTATGCCAAGCGGCCAATCGGCTATTGATTGGCAATGCTGAGTCGTTTTGCTTATGGGAGCTAGGCTTGAGGACTAGCAGGCTTGGGCTGTCGGGTAGATCGCCACAGCGGAGCGCTGGACAATTTGTTAAGATCGCCTCTATCGAAAAGACAGGGAGAGCAGAGGAGACATTCTGCGTAACCGAAAAGGAATTCGGACTGGTTACATTTAATGGAATAGTAACGGGAAATTGCGGTGAAGTGCTCCTTCGTGACCGAGAAACGTGCAACTTGTCTGCCGTGATCTGCCGCCCCACGGATACAGCTATAGACATACTCGAAAAAGTAGAAATCGCGTCATTTATCGGAACACTCCAATCTACCCTCACTGACTTCAAATACCTGAGCAAGAAGTGGAAAGAGAATTGCGACGAGGAGCGGCTATTGGGAGTTTCTCTGTCTGGTATCATGGACAACCCACTACTCCATAACGTAAGTAATCTCAACCCGGATCTGCCAACGCTACTTGAAACATTGAAGCGCGAAGCCGTAGAGACGAACGAGCACTACGCAGACATGCTGAAGATCAATCACTCAGCCGCCGTTACTTGCGTTAAGCCTGATGGGAATACGTCTCAACTCGTGGACTCATCCCCAGGTATCCATCCACGGTTCTCTAAGTATTATATGCGCACCGTTAGGCGCGACAAGAAAGACCCACTCTCCATCCTGCTAAAACAGCAAGGAGTCTACCACGAAGACGATGTATCACGTCCAAAAGATACGGATGTACTATACTTCCCAGTTAAGTCTCCAGAAGGCAGCGTATTCCGTAAAGACGTTACAGCCATCCAACAATTAGACTTGTGGCTCATCTACAAGCAGCATTGGTGCGAGCATAACCCGTCCACGACGATCTACGTCCGTGAAGACGAATGGATGGAAGTAGGAGCATGGGTCTACCGCAACTGGGACTACGTTGGCGGCTTGTCATTCCTGCCCTACTCAGACCACATCTACAAGCAAGCGCCCTACCAAGAGATCAGCAAGGAAGAGTACGACGCGGCGGTAGCGGCCTTCCCTAAAATCGACTTTTCTAAGCTCTCAGATGTTGAGCTAGACGACGGAACCACGGGCTCAAAAGAGCTTGCTTGCTCTGGCGGCATGTGCGAACTATAGTACAATAAGGCATGGTAGACGCTTACGAGATTGTATTCGTGGACCGGAACGGGATATTCCATACGTTTCCGCTCTCTTGGGCGTCTACTATTCTCTACGACGATAGGTGTATGCGTGACGAAGTAGTGTACGCGAATCCTCCAATGTCTCTCCATGCGTCCCTGTATCATCTCTACGCTGGAAAGTGTGAGATGTTCTCCAGCGGACCAATGACGCTGTATACCAATTCCAGCACAGCATACGATAAGTACACCGCGCCCTATGCCTTTGGCGGCAAGGTGAAGCTCCAGGATCGGCCATGCTCGCAGCTTCGCTACCAGGAGCAGGATAGAGCAACAATCAGGACGGTGGAGTTCGACTTCGGCGGTAAACATAAGACGATCTACGGATGTACATATAAGGCGGGGATTGAGGAATATTATGCTAGGGTTGCAGATAACGGCTGTTACGCATATATATGCCCGAGTCACCTTAATAGACAGGGTAAAATCAATGACCTGAATATGGGGCCATCGTGCTGCCCAAAATATCAAAAACAAGAGCTTCGGACGGTAGCCACCTATGGAGATTACGCGCTCGTGGAAGTATTTTGATTAGCATGTTGACTTTTATGGATTATTGCGATAATCTATAAGTATAGAGATGGTGCGCGGATTCAAATATCGAATATACCCAACCAAGGGCCAGAAGGAGTCGCTGGCTAAGGTGTTTGGTTGCTGCCGCTATGTCTATAATTGGGCACTTGGCATGAGAACCAAGGCGTGGAAAGAGCGCGGTGAGCGTGTTAACTATTACCAGACAAATAAGGCCCTTACACAGTTAAGGCATTCCCCAGAAACAGCATGGCTATCTGGATCAAGCGCAGTCGCAGAACAAATGGCACTGATGTCCCTTCAGGATTCATTTTCTAATTTCTGGGACAAGAATTCAAATTATCCAAAATTCAAGGAAAAGAGAAACAAGCAGTCCGCTAAATTCGTAGGAAATGGGTTTTCACTGCATTCATGCCGACTTATGATTGTCAAGGTTGGCGTGCTGAAAGTGCGGTGGTCTGGTAGATTATTGAATGAACCAACCAGCGTTACCATATCTAAGACATCCTCTGGGAAGTATTATGCGTCGTTTACGGTAGACGAACCGTTGCGAGAGATGCCAGCCGCTACAAAGAGCATCGGGATTGACGTTGGGATTGAGACGTTTGCGACGACCAATGAGGGCTCTAAGTACACTGCTCCGCGTCCATTACGCAAGAAGATGGCGCAACTGAAGAGAGCGCAGAAGTCGTTGAGCCGAAAGAAGAAAGGCTCAAAGAACCGAGAGAAGCAGAGAATCCGCGTAGCGATTATTCACGAGAAGATAGCAAACATACGAAAGGACTTCATCCACAAGTTAACCACTAAGCTGGTACGTGAAAACCAAACGATTGTGACTGAAGACTTGAACGTGCGCGACATGATGCAGAATCACAAACTAGCCGGATCTATCGGGGATCAGGGCTGGGGAGAATTCTTCCGGCAACTAGACTATAAATGTAGGTGGTACGGCAGAGATTACGTCAAGATTGACAGGTTCTACCCATCGTCCAAGATGTGCTCAAACTGTAGCCACATTGTAGAACGACTGCCGCTAGACAAGCGAACATGGAAGTGTGAAAAGTGCGGAACTGTCCACGACCGCGACGTTAACGCGGCGAAGAACATTTTAGCGGCGGGGTACGCCGTTTTAGCCTGTGGAGATGGTGTAAGACCCAAACGCTCGAAAGAACGCAAGGGCAACTGTCGGCGAAGCAGGAACGCGAACTTTACTAATATTGGCTCTAGTGATAGAATAGTATTAGTGGAAGAGAATTGATACCAGGAGCCTTTAATCAAGTAAATGCCAAACGTCTATACCGCAAGAAATTGCAATGCGCCAAGTCTAACATATCAGACGAAAACTCCGCTCCAGCCAGCCCCTACGGTTAATACTCAGTTCCCGCTTGTCGATGTTGACTTGCTCGGCCTAAGTGTGACAAACACCACTGGAGCCGGAATCACTTTCATAGTAACAGACGGGCAATCTACCCCACAAACCTTCATCTCTGCCACCATTCCGGCAAACTCTGTCTATGTGGTCAATTCCCCATACGGAGTCTATATGGCTGGAGGTTTTTGGATCATCGCTGGGGGAGTCGGCTTGATTTTCGGCGCTAAGTGGGTACAGTAATGCCAATGAAATCCTTAGTTTCTCTATTCATTATAGCTTCGTCTCTACTGGCGCAGACGCCGAATCAGCCATTGTCAGTGACTAAACTATACAATGTAACTACCTACATTGACAACAGAAGCCAATCTGCGCGCATGAATAATCTGCATACATTTCAGTGCGTAGGTTCTGGGGCGTATTCTTGTACTATTCAGTACGCAGACGGAACACCATCCGCATGGTCTAACTTTCCAGATACGGGAGTTACGGTTGATCAGGCTAGTGCTGCCAATAGATCGCAAGTATTTGGTTATCATGACTATATCCGGTTCGTGTTAACTGGAGGAGCTATTGTCAACTATAGCGGGACGAGAGACTTATATACCTTCAACACTACTACCGTTACCACAAGCTCTACCGCATTGACCTATACTCCTCCGTTTACGGGCGGCGTGGCGCGCACGCAGTCAGCCAAGAACGCAGATGTGCTCAGCGTCAAGGATTTCGGGGCTTGCGGGAACGGGATTTGCGACGATACCGCAGCAATTCAATCGGCGATCACTGCGGCTTGTTCCAGCGGCTACGGTCTGTTTTTCCCGTCCGGTGCCTACAATGTAAGCGGGATTACGAACCCATGCGGGGCCAGCATGGTCGGAGTGCGCGGAAGAACAAACATCGCCGGCTTGAATGCCGACGTTGTGAGAATCAATCCAGTCGGGGCACTCGGGCCAATATACATGCAAGACCTGACAATCACTCATCAGGCTGGATCAACCTCGGGCGATGGTATCCATATTTTAGGGCCTAGCGACGGAACGAGCCAGAATTCAAACGTGTCGCTGGTCCGAGTCACGGCATACAACGTGCCAGGGACGGCGATTCACGTCCACAACGCCATCAACGGTACGTGGACGGACGTGCAAGCCAACAACAGCCTTAACGGTCTATGGTTGGATGGGAGCACCGCAGGGGTAGGGAATCAGCCGGTAAACGGGCTTACTTTTGTAGGGTTTACTGCCGATGGTAACACGAACCGGGCAGTATTGCTCAACGGCGCTAACTTCAATACATTCATTTACCTAGACATTGAGGCCAATACTGGATCGTCTGTCGTCCAGGTGGACCATGGATACAATAATCATTTTATCTCTGGAGACTCAGAGGGCAATGCGGCGGCCACCAACGGTGTTTTTAATTTCTCTTGCACGTACGGATCTTGCCGAGGAAATAGCGTCGAGAAGTTTACCTTCATTGGGCCGATGTCCAACTACGCGACCCCGATAATCCACGTAGGCGGCGTCGCCAACTATACAATCATACGCGACAATTACTTCGCGATATACACTGATTTGCAAAAGTGCATAATACTAGACACAGGCTCACTCTTGACGCAACTATCCAACAACTTCTCGAACAACACAACCTTCGCAAACTACATCACGGACAATGGAACGAGCACTACTTTTAATCAAGAGCCCCAACTGCTTGCGATTTCCAGGACAATCCTTCCACAACTTGGGTTGATCGCATATGCGACTCCGCTGCTTAAATTCGGAAGCAACTACATACAAGACAACGGATTCAATTTCTACAGCGCGGCGAATCCAATTACATTTGCCACGCAGTCATCCAACATCTTGCTCGCCCCATCAACGAAACTGACGCTCTATTCAGGGCACATGGCCTCGCAGGGGGTATCTCTTACCGTAGCTTCAGGATTCGGGACGTCCCCCTCCGTTACAGGATCTGACTCGGTTGGCAGGGTGACGGTCGGAAGCGGGGGAATTGCTCTTACTGGCGTGGTGAATTTTGCAAAGACGTGGGATGGACGTCCCCCGGTGTGTTTCGCCAAGGATGAAACGACGGGCGCTATGATCAACGCCGTACCCACCTACACCACGTTGACGCTGAGCCAGTCTGGAGCGTTTGGAGCAGGCGACATATTGGCGTGGAGTTGCCAGGACTGGTACTGAGCGGCGGCGTGATTATACACCAAAGGATTCCCATGAAACACTTTCTCTACCTTCTCGTCTTCTCAGCCGTCGCGCTTGCGCAGGGCGGGGGAATCAGCGCAGAGCAATTCCGCTGCTGCCGCAGTCCCGTCATTTACGCCAACCGCCTTGACTGTAGTTGTTCAATAAGACCATCAGCGCTGAATGCGTGATAGGCACAAACGATGCAAGCTAACGCCATCACCGAATCGCTGCATGTAGATGTAAAGCGATGTAGCCAATGCAAGGAATTGAAATACAAAACCATGGGGCCACTAACTATTTGTTCCTGGCCTTTGCTATTCCAGGCATATCGACAGTTGGACCTTGTTGGCTCTTGCTGGATTCGCCAGTAATGGAATCATCTTTGGTTTCTGGCATCTTTGGTGGGGCTACGGAAGTCTTTACCTTGCTTGAATCAATGTAGGCTTGCGCGGCCTTCTCGCCACCAGAAGCGTAAGCGCCAGCTAACTTAATCAGACGGCCAAACCCAGCCTCTTCGGGCATTCCTTCGTCCATCGCTCCGCTCGGCTTAGCGCCCTTGGGAGCCTTGTCCATTTCCTTCTCCATCATGTATTCCTTGAAATACTTAGTGAAACTATCATAAGACGACGGGGATTTTCCAGGGCCTATTTTATTTGCCATAATTGATTATAAACCTAATCGCCAAAGGCGAGTTTCATATTCACGGGAGGCGAGGTTATGCCTGGAGCCTTAGCCTTCTGGGATTGCTTAACGTGCCTAAGCGCGTCAACTACCTTTTCAGGCCCATAGTGATCAGTGAGTGCCTTTACGAAAGAGAGCGCAACCTTGTCAAACAATCCCTTGGTGGATTCGGGAGCGTTAGCAACTTTCGTCCCAGACACCGAGACCCCAAGCTTGTACTGCTGACTTTCGCTAGCCCCAGATCCCCAATCTGCAAGTATCTCATGCAATATGGCGTTGTCTCCAGAATATCCAGACCTCTCGTAGAAGTGCCTCAAGACGCCGAATTCGTTATTCGATAACACCTTATTGACGACGCTTCTGTAGTCCTTACCACCCATGAAATCCATTAGATTCCCAAGTGACGTAAATACGTCAGAATGCACGAGTTCATGGTTTAGCGTACCTCGCGTTCCTCCTGGATTCCTTGAGACAACATCCACGAATACAATCCCGCGCTTATTTCCTAGATTGTCGCGTACACTTCTAACAAGATCCAATACTGGAGCATGGGCCTCTGCCGCTAAATTAGGAAGAATTGAGCCCATGATTGTTCTAGTCAGGTTAGCAGCAGCCGCTTGGTTTACCCTAACCCCATTAATTCTAGTTCCAGGCTTAAATACACCGAGGGCCACATATGCTGCGCATACCATGGCATTTGTCGCGTTATTCATGTATATCCTGGTAGGCATATCCTTGCTGTTGTATACGCGATGCGCCATTTCCGCCACAACCTCGTCAATTGGCCTAGTCTTACCTTCGGCGTCTTGCATCGCTACGGGCTTAACTAACCCCTTGCTGGACCTGTCGAATAGTGTGGTCTGCTCTGGGTCGCTTAATTCTGGAAACTTCTGCGCATCTTCACCAGCAAAGTCAAAACCGCCCTGTGCTTTACCAGCACGCATAACCTTCAGGTTATCTAGTATCTTATGCGCTAACGCAGCCCCCTCTTCGGGCTCAAGCTCAAACTCGCCCTGCCCCGGATTCTTCTCAGGCTTGTAGTTAAACATATCCATAGACTTTGGAGGGGCATTCTTTTTTCCTCCGCTCATCGGGGAATTAAAAGTGTCCTGCATCTTCTGCTTCAGGTTTTTAGCGTCTATGTCGTCCTGAATGGCTTTAGCCTTCGCGCCTGCAACTTGCCGCTCGTTCTCTAGGTCTTGCTCGTACTTAGACCTTGCGGACTTGTCCTGTTGCTCAAACCCTTCGTCTATCAGCGACCCTTGCATACCAGCAGGAGTCTTCTCATAGCGCACTGGTTGAGATGCCGATACTTCACCAGCACCAGCGGCCATAGCCTTGTCGCCCTTATCCGCTATTTTCTTAGCTTCCTTGTCGGCCTTAGCCTTTGCTCGATCTTCCGCTATTTTCTGGTCTACGAACTTAGAGGCTTCCTGAACCAACTCTAACTTAGTTTTCGGCACGAACGGATCGCCACCCATGGCCGCGTGCATCGGGCTATTAGCAGCGTCTTCGCTGTTCTTTTCATCCAGCACGAGCGAAGCATACTTCTGGATAAATGCCTGTACGTTCACAGCAGAGTTTTTGTTGTTTAATAGCGTCTTTGCTACTTCCGTAACTACTTTATTCTCGGCAAGGTCGCCCTGGACGTTTAACTCACTCGTCATCCTAGCTAGCGACTTACCCTTGAAATTCTTGATCTTCGCTACAGCTTGCCCTATGTCGTCGCTAGTTACATGGTCACCTTCTGCCGTCAGCCCAAGCGACAATCCATTAGCCTCAGCGTACTCACGGGCCTGCCCCATAGCGGGAGCAGCAGCAATCAGCCCATTAGTGATCCTCTTAGTATTATCTTTCGTGTTCTCCGATGCACGCTCTGCTAACTCTGCACCATTATACGCCCATCGAACTACGCCTAACGTAGCACGACGCATCATGTCTTGGTTCGGATCGTTTGTTCCCTCGATATTCCACTTACCCTGTTCGTCAATGGGAAGCTGGTCTCTTAGGTTTCTCGCTACCTTATCCATACCTGTTACGTTTCCATCTTCGTCTGTGGATAGTTCCCCTATAGCTTTTGGTATTCTACTGATAGCGTCATACGCTGCCACCTCAGCGTCTTTTCCAGGGCGAGACGTAGGGGCATTGGCCTCTGATAGCATATTCCATTTCTGCTCGTTGTCGAGCGCTGTCTTCCGTACAGTGACGAGTAATGGTAGCCTTGTGTCTGTGCTTGGATCTTTAGCATCAGCAATCAGCTTTTCTACCTGAGCACGACTCATCCCAAGTTTACGAGCCCGGCTTGGCAATTCGTCAATAAACTCAGAGTATAGCTTCGCCATCGGAAACTGCTTCAGCGTTCCCTTAGCGTCGAGCATCTTCTGATACTGTTCGCGTGACTGTAACATCGCCTCGGACTTGTGGTTTCCTAGCTCAACAACTCCGCGCTGATCTATTCCAGGGACGCCCTCTCCGTTCCATACGCCTTCCTGTAAGAATTGCTCAACCACTGGTTCTGTCTTTATCTTATGGATTAAGCCATTAGAATAGTTGGAGTCGTTCATTCTTGGCTGAGAGTCGGATTTGTATCTGAATGAATTAAATACATCCTGGACTAAGGCCATTGCATGGTCAATTTTGTTCTTCGGATTCACCTTACTGGGTAGACTTACATCTTTACCAACGATGAAATTATCTGTAGACCTTTCTGGATCATATTTCACGTCTGGCGGATTAGGTTTCTGAAACGATAATCCATTATCACCGTCAGCCTTGACGCCAGGAATATCCATAGCTCCCGGAGGGGCCGCTATTTGCCTAGGCTTCATAAAGTCAGGCAACGGCATCCCGGATTGCTTAAAGCCGATAACTGCCTTAACCGCGTTCAGCGCAGTTTTTGTAGCCTGAATAGCTTGCGGAGCAATTGGATGATCTGAATCTCCCGCTTGACCGATAAAATCCTCAAGTTGCTTCCCAATATGCGCTAGTTCCGTATTGTTCTTAGTTAGTAGGTCCAGCGTATAGGCCGGATCTGCGTTCCTGGACGCCTGTAGGTGGCTCACGACAGCGGCAGCATCCTTGGTGTCGTCTACGATCCTCTGATGCTCTGGTGCCAGCGGTGGGCGCACAGGGCCGCTCTCCATGTCTCCAGAAGGCGGCGTAAACTGCCCAGCAAGCGGAGGCTTGATCGGCCCAGCCGTTTTCGGGGTAGATGGCGACCAATCGCTAGCCGTAACCACGTTCGGGGGAGGTACGGGTTGCCCCGGCATCGGGCCATTAAGTGGGGTAGTGGCAGGAGCCAATGGTGGTCGGATTGGACCCATCGGCATATCACCATTGGGCGGTCCGTATTGTCCAGCAAGCGTCGGGCGTATCGGCCCATTCTGGGTAGGTGCAGAAGGCGTCCACTTACCAGGATCTACGAAAGTTGGCCCAGATGGAATTTCTGACACTGGCGCGGGAGGAGCGTTCGGCTTATCAGGCTCAAGCGCCGATGCGTACTTGCCCTTCGTATCCGTCGAGAATAATCCGTTATTGTTCGCGGTATTCATCTCGCTCTTTGGGCTAGATATGTTCTTCGCGTGGTTGAATGAATCTACCGCAATCTTGGCAGCTACGCCCATCTTCCCGAATAAGTACCCGGCCTTAGAGTAGTCACCATCAGACCACGCTTGCTTTACTTCCTTAGAACTATTGATTGCATCGGTTAGGGACAAATACCCAAATCCGATAGAGGCTCCGAGACTAACTAGCTTGCCAACCGTAGCTCCAGCAGGGCCAAATGCAGAACCAGCCACAGCCGGAATAGCTGTCATCGCACCCATTAAGCTTACTTGGCCGGGAGTGGTGAAGCTGGTAAGCTGATCGGCGGCTCCGGTTGTCATTCCCTCCGTGAAATCGGAGACTTTCCCCTGTTTCTTGGGATGCATCCCAAGCCATTGTTCTTTTAGCTTGTCAAACGTTGATGCGTATGTGTCATAAGCTCCGCGAACGTTGACCATGCCTTCCGGCGTGGCCCCATAATCGTTCTGCGTCCCATACGGGATCATGTCTTTGGAAGACGTTCCTAGCTTCGTTGCTGGTCCGTTAAGCTGCGCTCCGCGCATACCAGGAATATCTCCCGCTACCGGAGGAGCATTAGATTTTACAAACGTCGGAGCCTTTAGGTCATATAAGTTAGCCTTAACTTCATCGGGTAGCTTCAGTTTGTCTAACTTTTGGACAAACTCATCCCGCGTCCGTGAGCTGTCGAATGCCTGCGCGGCAGCGCTCGCGTCGGGCGAGGAGGCATATGGGCCAAGGATATTAGTTAGGTCTGCCATTATTCAGTTGCCTTGTTTGGAGGAGGAGCGTTGGGGTTATCTTCGGGAGTCTGACTTTGATAGTTAGCTATACTATGCCCAATCATATTCACCCATCTTAGCTTGCTAGAGTCAACCGGAACGGTAGATAGCGTATTTGCAAGTATCTTGGTGGTTAGCTTCCTGTTTAGCAATATGTTCTTAGTAAACACGTATAAATACTGCATGGCGGGAGGTTTCCCCTCTGCCGTTGCACCGATAACACGCGCATTCGTCAAATTCTCATATCCACTCCCAGCTTTGACAAGTGTACTTGCTTTCTGGCTGAGATTCATCTTTTGCACGTTCAATACATCTATCGCATCACTCTGCCCAATGCCATAGTTCCGCATTAGCGTACCAACAGCCGCCTGTGGGTCTACTTTATTCATCAACATTTCCGCGCTGTCTTTGAATAGACTGCTGATGCTAGCAGCAACCGTGGACTTGAACCTATTGGCAACATCTGCAAATGCTCCACTAGTTTTAGATGCCTCATATAACGCCTTAGCGTTTCTATCTAATGACGTAGTTATAGGATATACCTTCTCTCCGTTCGGTCCACGTCTAACAGCCATCGTCTCGCCAACAGACAATGGAGAGCCCTTCTTGATGTCTCCCACTCCAGCATAATCACCTAACTTTTCGTTATACCTGCCTGTACTCGCGTAACGCACGGGGGGAGCGCCAGAAGGAGCAATGTTAGGATTGAGTAGATTGTCAACGGTATCCCCTACAATTGCTTCTAGCTTGGGCATGTCTGCTTTTTCTCCAGCATTGGCAGAGCGAAGATACTTAATATGGTCCTCTACGTCTTGCGGAAGAGTAGTAAGCCCAGCGTATCTAGGGTCATTATACGCTACCTGCCTAGCCTCTCCAGCCGCATTAACTTCATTCTGAAGGGTTGTCTGAGATTGCTTGCCAATGTATTCTACGTTTGGTTCTCCATATGGACGCCCTTCATCCAGGATGGGCCGAGTATGCAATCTACCAGAGGCGTCTTTAAGCTCTGTTTCTCCAGGTACAATCACGTTCTGCATTCTCGCTTTAGTGTACGGAGTCAATTCTTCAGTATCAATACCCCATGACTTGAATAGCATTTTCTTGGCAACTTCACGCGGCCACTTATACGCAGTACCTAAGGCATCTAGTGCCGTACTTGTAGCGTCAGCCGTTCTGCCAACAAACCCCTGCATTGACGGAGGAGCCTTAGCGGCTAGAGCATTACCCGTAGATTTCACCCAAGGAGCTACAACCTTTTTTGCAATCTCTCCAGTTTCAGCAGCAGCATTAGGATATGCTCCCAGAACTTTATTTACGGCAGTTAGCGGATTTAATATATCAGATGCGTAGCTAGTGGTATTAGCCGCCCTTGTCAGTGTATTCGCAGCATCAGTAAATTTGAGTGCCCTAGTCCCAGCGCTTACGGCTCGAAGCCCGGCAGTGCCAATACCCAATAGAGCACTCGCGTCTGCTATTGCACGAACCGGATCTTTCTTGAAATTATCCGCAAATCCATTTGTATAGTATCCCGCAAGCCCAGGATCTTTGTATCCCGTCCCGAAGTAATCAGGGTCAATCGGGCTTACTTGCAACGGAACGCCACCCGTAAAGCCTCCAGATATTGCCAGACTAGCGACAGCGGCGGGAATGTTGACGACTTGCCTTGCCAATGATTCTGGCACGTTACCAAGCGTTTCCTTGACGTATTGCCCAGCCTTACCAAGCGAAGCCATGCCAGAAGACACGAGATTCTGGGAACTTTCCTCAGATTTCGGCGGCGCATTAGGCGTAGATGCGGTTGATGGATCTCCTACCGGGACTCCACCATACTTAGACTTAAACTCCTGATCGTCAACAGGGACACCGCCGTACTTAGATTTGTATGGTTCCGCCATTACCGTTTTTGGAGCCTATGCCCATCCTCTATGTAAATCGCACCCTTTGGCAAGGCGTCAAACTCGGCCTGACTGTTTACGGTTGGGACGGCAGGAGCCTGAGTGGGATTAGCCTCACCCTGCTTAATCCGTTGCCATCGAGACGGAGTAGTAACCACATTTTTTGGAGCAGCGGCGGAAACAGGTGGAGTGTTACTCTGCGATGGCGTGACCGTAGTCTGAGTATTCGACGGAATAAAGGGGACGCCCTTCTCGTCTGCCGCCTGCTTAGGCGTCATTCCCCAGTGGATAGTATGCGCTATTTCGTAATTGGTCTTACCCTTGAACTGTGGATCTTGATCGTTGCTGATCGTTGGATTCTTTGGATCATTCCATCCAGGATGTGATGCTTTCCAGTCGTCTGGGATGTTTTGGTTATAATGCTTACTAGAGAAGGCATGGGTAAACTCTCTTGGCTGTGGATTCGGATTCTCTTTTGTCCACTCGCTAAGCTCTACCTGATGATCCGGAATCAACATCTCCATGTTGTTCTTAATCGTCGGCATCATGTTCAATTCCCTATACAGGGGATTCATGGCATACGCATTATACGCGCCCTGAATCACGCCATTGAGGTGGTTGCCTAATAGATTAACCTGCTCCGCTAGCTGATGTTGCAGGTATAACCTAGCCTTTTCGGGTAGCATCCCTTGGCCCGTCCATTTAGACGGCAGCATTCCAGCTTTTTGTAATATGCCGATGCCGTCCTGGACAGCGTTATACTTTTCGTTGGTAACGCCAGCGCCAGGATGCGATATGTTCGCAAACGCCGTAAGCATACGAGTATCGTCAAGATTATTCCATGTCTTTACGTTGCTCTCGGGAGTCCCTAGCGTGATCGCGGGACCAGCATTTGATCTGGCAGAGATATACGCAGCAACAGATGGAACCTTTAGTAGCCTGTCTTGGAAACTCCCCAGCCCCGTAGTTATAGCATTTAGCGCTTGCATCTTACGCGCTTCGCCTGTCATGGATGCTTGCACGTTTCGGTTATCAGCCGTGTCTCGGCTTAGTTGTGACGCTCTCCAATGCTCCGTAGCATCACCAACAATTTTATTAGCTAAAACCGGATCTCCCCACTTTAGGGCATTAGTCATTGCGGACATCTTAGCATCACGGAAGATATTTGCTTCTTTTTCTTCTCGCTGCTTCTGTAGCCCAGTGACTCCAGCGCGTGGCCCTATGTTGTTTAGCGTCTCCTTAAACGTGTCGTAATAGGCAGCTTGCTGTTCTGGCGGTAGGTATTTTTTGGGAGGGGTTACGGCCCACTTCCAGCCCATAGCCTTTATAGCATCCTGATCCACTACCCTATTAGATTCAAGGTCTATGGCAAACCTTGCCCCAGGCTGAGTAGGGTCTGAAGATCCGATGCTGTAAGACGCCACCTTAATCGAGCGTCCAGTTTCTGGATCGTAATAGAACCCCTGCTGTGGATGCTTATTCTGAGAACTAATCTCATCCCAAAGGTCAGAACTGAATGGGGCTAGATTCTTATATGCTTTGTCTAGGGGAGCCTCAGTCTTCCCCGCGAATGGGTTTCCACCCGGAGCTACACTAGGGCCAACGCCCTGCGTAGCAGCCACGGCAGGAGGAGCCTTCGGTCCAGTAGTTGGACTTTGCAGTGTTGGATTGTCAACGCCAGCAGCAGCCGGAGGGGCTATTGGCGCAGGAGGAGCACTGGCATCCTGCAACTTGAACCCTTGACCGTTGTATCTCTTGATGGCATTTATGTAACCATCTTGGTCTACATTCGCTGCTATCGGATCTCCGTTAGCCTTAGCCTCTTGGTACGCCTGATCGTAGGATTTGGTTGTACCGTTGTCCAGTATAATTGACCCATTTTGCGGCACGAATTACTTTGCTCCTGCTATAGTAGGCCATCCGTTTTTGTCAGTAGCCACGTCAAGACTTGGGGCTTGTATGGTTGGATCTGCCTGCGCTGGCTGTTGAGCAGTGGATGCACCAAAGAATTTAGCTGGACCCTCTCCAGGCCCATACTGCCCAGGCGCAGGAAGCGTAGGAGCCATTGACGGAGCAGCAGGAGTCGCCTGATTGGATGGAGGCGCAGTCTGCGGAGTAGTCGTCCCGTTGATTGCCGCTATTCCAGCGTTCAGTGCTCCAGGATCTCCAGCTTTCAGGAAATTAACGCCCATTTCTTCTGGGTTAACTCGCCTAAGTCCTAGCCCTTCCCTAGTAGTATTGTAGTCCTGAAGATGCGGAAGTATCTCCCCAATATGCGGAAGCGCTCCATGATTCTTGGTGATTATTTCATTGTACGCAGTGTGAAACTTTGCGCTAGCCTGTTGATCCAAGTACTGAACAGACTTCGATTGGTCGCCAAGTTGAGCAACAACGTTCTGCAAAACATTCGGATCGAAGTTGTTTACTTGCTTGTTATTTATATTTCCACCAAGTAAATTGGAAGCGTACTGCCGTAACATCCCAACCACAGGATGACCACCAGCCTGTTCAGACTTTCCAGGCTTTTCCCCGGCGATTGTGTGCAAGAATGGCTGAATTAGCTGGCCCGTCAATTCCTGTTTATATTGCGGAGCAAGACTAGAGTTCTGCACAGCCTGGATTGCTGTATGATAAGCGGATTCCTGCCGTTCTCGCTCTTGTTCCTTCATCATGTAGTCTTGAATGCGATAGTTTCGTATATGTGCTAATACCGTGTTAGCTATAGATGCAGCGCCAGCGGCAGGACTAATCCCAGGCTGTGCTTGAGGAATCGGCTGCTGCGCGTATCCCTGTAGGTACTGAGTAAACGGCCCACGGTCTATGCCGTTCTGATATACTACTTGATTTCCGTTTTGATACTGTGGCATATACTATCCCCTACCCCGCAAAGTAATTAGTCCCGCCACCGCCGCCAGTGCTCTTTACCGGGAATAGACTCTTAGATAGCCCACCCGTAAACGGAGCAGCTAAACTGCCAGCAAGACCAGCAAATGCATTCGTAGTAGCGGCCTTCGCTTGTGTGTTTGCGCTCTGTTGCTGTAGGTTCGTCTGTGACGCCATACCAGCCCCACTTAATGCCGCACCCTGTTGTTGTAGCCCGAGACTATCCAGCATTTGTCCGTAGTTTGCTAAGTTACCAAAAGATTTAGTATATGCATCATTCATGGCTCCAGCGTTTTGAGTAGCCACGCCGCGAGATAGTGAAGATAGCGCAAAAGTACGAGCCGCGCCAGCAGGGGCAGAATTATAGATATCCTGTCTTGCCGTGCCTGCCTGTTCTGCTATATTGGTAAGTTGGGGAGCTATAGCCTGAGTCATCTTAGACTGGTCGCCACCAGCTAACGCTTGATTGTATTGGATTCCAGGCTGGAGGATTGATGTTCCCTGTCCGATGTTCGATGTACCAGCAGCCGAGGACTGATTAGCGAAACCTTGCCCAAAATTGATTAAACTCTTTGATGTGTTGTTTCCGCTTGCTGATCCGCCCATAGTTCCAGGTACACCCCGCCTACTATTATTATATCAGCGGAGGGAATATAAAGCAAATACGCTATGAAAGAGGGTAGCTAGATTTATCAACGTATGATATAACTGCGTCAGTAGTCACACCATTGTAGGCAACTAGGTTTGGGATAGTAGCGATGTATTGCATTCCAAGTAACCTAGCGTATTGGATCGCTTTCGGGTTGCAGGCTGGCGTAGTGCCATAGAAATAGTCATACCCAAGCTCTTGGATAATAAGATCGAATGCCATTTTCCCGAGCCGGACGGCCTTAAATGGGGATAACCCAGGAAAACACACAAATCCTACCTCGCATCTCCACTTGCCGTCTTTTTGGTATTTTGCGTCATTAACGAAGCCAGCGCCGACTACCTTATCCTCGTCTAGCATGACCACCAGATTATTATTACCCGTCCTTAACCATTCCATGAATTCATCCTTCGTGGGGATATTCTGGTAATAAATTACGGGAGCTAGCCCATACTCCACAATCGAATCGTAAAGATCGTACACTTCCTGCTCAGACCTTGCGCCACGCACCGTTAGCATATCGTATCCTCCTTAACCATTATAGTGCAAGAACGGACTAATTCCAGCGAGTAACCAATGCCCCCTGCTGTAATGCGTAGCCTTGAGCACCAGCTAGTGCGGCCATACTGATAGTGTCCGTGCCCGAGCAGGTCGCAGAACCATTTCCCAGCGTCGCCGTGGTTGAAACAGCCGTGTAGCCCGCCCCCGTGTTCGTGATTGCATAGGTCGCCGCCGCGAGCGTGTTGTCAGCCGCGTGCGCACACGCGATGTCGCCCGGCGTGTATGTGATCGTTGGGGCAACGGGCACGGCAACACCACCAGATGTGATTGTCTTGGTTATGGCAAGAGTACCGGCGAGAGCCACATTGTTCGATCCGTCAGTCTGAATAGAACAATTAGGTCCAGCGTTGCCCGCTGGACATAGAGAAGTTGCCGTTGCAGCAGCCCCAGGGATAGTATCAACTTGGGCCATCGCCATCCCACAAAACACTAAAAATGCTAGAACGAATTTCACTTTGTACCTACCTATAGTATATCAATTACGCGGTTAACAGTCCATCCGTGAATGTATGTGCAGTTGCCCCGGAACTTATCCCAGTGGCCACGGTTGTCGTTTGTGTAGTGTATGTTTGCGCTACGAAGTCAATACTATCTATGTAGGTTATGCTGGTCGTGGCGGGAGTTACCGATGTCACTAGGTTTTCTGGCCCCCTATTGATTCCAGGAGTTCCGCTGGCCTTGAACCCAGTGGCGTCTATTGTCCCACTTGACACAACTGAGCCAACTACGTTTATAACCCCGGAAACATCCATGTTTATCTGTGTTCCGCCAGCCCCAGATATTTCCACTCCGCTAGTGTTGACGACAACCGACCACGCCCCCGTCCCATTGTCTATTGCGACTGACCCGCCTTGGAAAATAAGCTTAGGAGTGGCCGCACCGTTCGTGCTGTACGTGGTTGTAATCCCAGTGTAGTTTCCACCAGCCCCAACAGGAATAGTCACCAAGGTTAGCGTGGTATTGCCATAAACGGCATTAGTCAAAGAATAGGACGTACCGAATTTGTCAGTTGAGAACCCCACCGCCGCAAAGTCAAACACTGGATATATAATCTTATTCGGCAGGGCCAACCACCCAGATCGCAGGACATATAATGGAAATACGATTGCAGCGGCAGTATGCCCAGCCGCAGTGCTTCCAAATGCGCCCCTACCCCCGGCAGGTATGGTTAATGTATAGACTGCCCCAGCCACCGCAACACTTGACACTAGCATATATTCACTATCTATTTGAATGAAAAATGGGCCAATCGTGGGGAATAGGAAATTAGTATCCGTGCCTGCATAATGAACGTCAAAAGAAAGTGTGCCAACTAGTATATTTCCGCTGAGTGCATATGTGGCATAACCAGAAGGGTAAAAAGATCCCTCTAGTGACCAATCCACATAGGGCGTTCCGCCAGTGTCAGCAGGCGGGTAACCAACCACTTGCGGTCTAGTGTTTGTACTCCAGGCTTGCGACCATACTTCAACATGGTCTCTGTTTGCGTCTATCGGTACGTACATGGTATAGATAAGGCTATACGATGTCTGCCCGAGGTTTGCCGTTCCAACTGTAGGTTGCCCAGCATCCCCCTCTTTGACTACAACCACATTCAGGTTGCTTAAAGCTGACGCAACCCCACCCGTATTTACGGAAGTTCCAAAGGCCCCCGACCCGGCAAGATAAGTAACGGCCTGAGTGGTTTGTGTAGCAACAGATGACGAGCTAGTTGCGTTTTTCAAATCACCATAAGTAACTATCTGGTTATCATCAGTTAATCCACCCGTCCTGCTGATTCTCCCATCTGGCGCTGTGAATTCGTTGTGCATCTTGAATGGCCCAAGAGCGCCCTGGGAACTGGCCACTTGTTCTCCGAGCCTAGACAACGCTTGGTTAAGCGCCGTCTGGTTCGGGTCTTTAAGGTCTTCAGCCGTAATTCGTAATGTTGATCTTTGCTGGAGATTATTCATGGGATTAGATTGGCAACGGAAGTTGAGTGAATACTACCGTTTGGTAATACCCGTTCCGCTGGTCTCCGCTAATGTTCAAAAGCTCCATGCGGCTAGAGTCTCGATATAAATAGAATGGTTTCGTATTATCTGCCGACTCTATGGTTATCCTGTACCTCTGGCTCTTATTTAAGATGTTAGGAAGCATCCCATTGTCAGAATACATAGGAGGAAACAGCCGTATAGCGTCTCTAAAACCCTGTGGTCCGAAGTACCCGGAATATAGGAGCGCCCCGCCATCTCTGTATATACTAATGATTATTTGGCCAGAACTCTTATATTGGACCCAAACCTGTTTCAATAGCCTATATCCAGCAGACCCAGAAAAGACCTCAAGCGAATCCCAGAAAGTGAGGGGACATGGTTCATTAGTATGATCGAATTGTGGCTGCGTAAATACCTGAAACTTACCGCCAGTACCTGGAGCATGTACGGTTCTAAAGGCATATCCAATGATATTCTGTTCAAATGCAAATGTACGAACCCTGCTATTGTACGTTGTGTTAATCGTGAATGGACCAGCCGAAAGGATGTCTCCATGCTGATTGCTATACTCTACGTTAAACGTAGCAGCCACGCCACCAGTGTCCACGTCCATCGTAATAGATCGACATATTTTTTCGCACTTGTAGTCCATTTCTGTCCAATTAGTTGCCAGCATAATATCTGCCGGATAATTGGTTTTGTCAAAGGAATACTTGAATACCGTCACGTCTTGGGCATAAGAGTCTGGCCGCAAACGAACCATTTTTGCGACTGTATCTTTGGGGAGTGGGAATTGTTGCATGGCTCGACCACTGGAGGCCCCAGAAGACTGCAATACTATCGTAGCCGCCCCAAGAGTTATCGTGCTCCCGTTCAGGCCGCTGATCGTATCTAGGTAGTAGGTAGACGCTACTCCACGAGTATCGCTCTCTACATAGATGGAGTGTAGCAGCTTATCATATGGATAATCCAAACTATCCCATTCTTCGTTAAATGAAGCATCTGGGGGGTAGTCTATTTTATCAAAGTCTTGCTTGAAGATTAGTACGTCCGCACTAGATACGGTTGGGCGCAAACGCACCATCTTACAGACCACATCGCCATTGATAGGAAACGTCTGCTTAGACCTTCCATTGCTATTTATGGTAAACGACTGCACAGCAAGATTCTGTGTAGTTCCGGAAATCCCGACCGTCATCGTATCCATATTGAGCGTATGGTCATTCCCGCGAGTATCAAACTCTAGCGTTAACGTCTTCAGGCGCTTCTCATACTGATGCCCTAGATCGCTCCAGTCGGCAATCTTACCGCGCTGAATTCCAGCGAGTGCGAAATAATCGAACGTCATCGAACATAGCTTTACGCCAGTCTTAGAGCTTCCGTAGAATTTGAACCCGATGCAATAGGCTTCCTTACCAGTTGAAAATCCGCCAGATTGTCCAATCGGGACAGAGTAGCGCAGTCTTCCTGAACCAACTGGAATCGTATATGTTTCCGTAGCCGTTGTACTAAGATCGTATAATAGGTCTACCTTTAGCACGTCTCCGGTTGGGCATTCGTACTCTAGCACAATACTAGAGAATACCTTCTGGATTGAAGCATCACCAAAGTTGTAGTACCCGGTCTGAACTACGAACGGAATGGCATACCCATCCGTTCCGGTTGTTAAGAACCCGTCCGTTCTCCCGGCAGATCCGTACACCCACTCTTTGTAGATGTTGTACTTGGTGGAGTCGGTTACGGCAGTAATGAAGATGTTTGTGTCTTCTTCCACGTAAAAGGCTGTTGTCTTAATGTTTGCCATGATTACAGCCCGTTATCCTTGTTGACTCTATGCCAGCGTCCGTGGTCTATGTCGAAAACCCAATAATAGTTATTTCCGTCCGTAGCCGTGTAAGCCATATACAAGTTGTTCTGGAAAAATGCACAAATGATGTCGTCTAGCTTGGTTCTGTCCATAGGATATAGGCCATTCACGACCCGATCACGGAATATCCAATCAATCTGCTCTGAAATCTTCTTAGACGCCCCGCCCTGCCATGCATATACTCCGTCAGTAGCAACATAGAATATCGCGTTTGCTCCCTTAGCCCAACCAAACGGAGCCATTAACCCACGCTGCGCCCCCGCCTTTACCGGAGCCTGCATGGTGCCATTCCATATTGGGACATCGTAAAATTCGCTTAGGTTCATTGAGATCAACTTTCCGCCAATCTCGACTATATTCATGATTGGATTGCTGGGAGATCCAACGACAAGTTGATTCGCCGTGCCAGTAGCTTCCGTAATCACCGGGAAAGAGTCTGGACGCCCAGGCTTTGACATATATAAGATATGCGGGTTAAGTGTGTCGCCAGCATAAAAAAGAGAGCCATACGCCTGTGCGCTATATCTACACCCAACCCCAGCAGAGGCTTCACATTCTACAAGTTCGCCAGCATAATGCTTATTTTGCAAATATACGCCAATGGTCATTGTGGTTCCAAAGTTAGTCAAGCCTTGGATAATACAAGTCTCAATGCTACTAGATGTATTGCTTGTGCTCGCACTGTTCCATCCAACTTGTATCTCAGATCCAATAGATGGCGGATAGGTGAATCCCGCTGGTAAAGATCCAACCGTTAGTGTTACTTGCCCAGGTCCAAGATTTGGACTTCCACTCTGAATTTTACCTATCAGGGTTATTGGCAATG